GGATAGAATGGGCTGTTCGTGTTGTTGGGAGAGAATGTTCCATTCCTATTGTTCAGCGTCATGGTCTGCTGCTGTGGGTTACCGGTAACCGTCTGGGTTTCGTCCGGACGCCCGCGCGTGATAGAGATGTCATCACGCTGGTACACATAAGAACTGATATCGGTCCAGGTACCGTTAAGTAGGAGCTCCACCTTTATCGGAAGAAGAGTTTGAGCAGGGAAGTATGGCACCGGCTCATACGCAATTCCTGCCATTGCGAGCGATTGCATGGCTAGGGATCCATGCGATGTAACGCTATCGCTACCTGTGGACACAGAACTTTCGTCACCGTATCCAAGCTGCCCCATAGCCAGAGAACCGACTGACGTTATCAGGGTGACAGGCCCGACAAATCCAGAGGTGGACATCTCAAGATTATCGAGATACATTGCTGGCTGGCTAGCATTGCCGTTCGTCCAGCCAAAGTCTACTGAGTTAAATCCTGTGCTGAAATTCTCTGTGGCTGCAGATGTATACGACTCAGTTGTGGTGACAGAACCTGCAACAGTTGCCCAATCACCACCGGCTCCGAAATCTACTGCAGGCGGTATTGGCATCGGGACATTGAAGTCAGTTATATAGCTGAACCCAGGAGGATCTGACCCATAGTCGCCAGCACTACATCCTGCGTATAGGGCACTCACATCTATGCTATACGTGGACGAGTAAAGATTGGTCCAAGTCACACCATCCGGAGCGACGTCCCAGTATATCGTCCCAGAGGACTCTCGTATCCTCAACCACAGATCATTAACCGGATTGTAGCTTGCAAAACCAATCGTTCCCTGAACGCCACCCTGCGTAAGTATTGCAGATAGCTCTCCTGCACTGTACATCCATCCCGGACCGTCTCCATCGCTAGCTGCAGCAAAGAAGAAAGTCTGGGCAGAAGCCGCATTATACGGGATCACCTGTGCATAGAGATAGGAGCCGGTCAGGAAGTACGTGTTAGTGCTGTAAAGGGCAGAGTCGTAATCTACGTCGCACTCAATGGAACACTGATTGTCAGATACATCTACATTACCGTAAGTACCGGCCCACAACGTCGCAAGGTCGTCTGTCTCAAAGTTGTCCTGAAGCGTCGACATCGGAGTCGACACAACAGCCAAGTCAGCGCCAGATCCCGTGTCCGCAGCCGATACGGATATGGATGTCACAGACGCTGTATCTGCGCCACTACCTGTATCGGCACCGGATATCGGTATGGACACAATGGCATTATCAGCACCGCTGCCCGTGTCAGAGTCAGACACAGGAGCTACAACGGTAGCGCTATCAACGCCAGATCCGGTGTCATTATCCGACAACGTGGCTGCAAGCGTTGCATTGTCTGCGCCACCACCAGTATCAGCGCCGGATATAGCGGTGACTGTTGGCCCAAGGAATCCTGTCGTAGAGACACCAACATCGTCCAGGTACATGGCAGGCTGACTTATGTTGCTAGCCGTCCACCCGAACTCTACGGTGTTGATGTCTCCGGCAGAACCGTATCCGCCGGTTGTGTCCTGTACGGTATTCGTTATGGTTGCAGAGTCAGGGCTTGCATAGTAGTTTACCGTGCATGAAGCGGATCCTGCAGTTCCACAGACAACTTCCCACTCTAGGCGGAACCACGCATTCAGCGGCATTGTCGGGCCGCCGCTAACCTCACCGAATGCAACATTCTGGATTCGGAGCTGTCCGGAGGAGGCGATCATGATGCCACCGCCAAATGTACCGGACAGAGCGAAATAAATTATGTTCGTATCCGCTACCGGATTGGCAGTCAGATATACGTACGCACGGCCATAGACGGTTCCGTTGGACCCGAGTGATGTTGTCCATGCGACATACGATGCACCTGACGTCGCACCGGTCGTGAACTTGCCAGAGAGCGTGCCAGAGTGAGCCTCGGTGCTACTAGCAACTGCCGCTGCAGTAGAGCCAATGGTCACCACGTTAAATTCGTTCTGGCCAGCACCGCCAAGATTGGTGGTGGTCAGGGTGGTACCATTAGTGGCGGTGCCGCCATCGAAGCTCTGGACTAGAAGTGTCATCCCGCCTCCTCTCTGACGGCGGTTTCTATGACAGGGTGATCGTTGCGGTCAGAACCCAGGCCGCGCCAGATGTCTTCGTGCCAAGAGACTGTATCTTGTGGTTGATCATGATCGTGCCGGTAGCAGTGGATGCTAGGGTGTCACCGGCAGTGATCGTACCAGTAGCAGTAAAGATGCACCACTCGGCCCACGCGAAGGCGTTGTTAGAGACAGCCGTGAATGTGCAGATGAACGTAAGCACGCCGTTCGCGTGGGTGGGAGCGCTGTCAACGACGCTGTACCAGGCACCCGTTGTACCGTTGGCGGCTGATCCGTCAGCTCCCAGATGGGTGTCTCCGATGACGGCTGTGGTGGCCGTAGATCCGACACCTATTCCGGTGCGTGTCGCAGTCATCGCCTGTCCTGATCCGATCAGGACATTCGTAATGGCAGCGAGGCCGACCGTGACGAGCAGATTTCCGTCGATATCCTGGGTGTCAGCGGGCACCATCTCGTACTTGGCAAAGTGCTCTCCTGTCACCTCACTTATATCGATACCCTCAAGGGCCGCGATATCAGCGGTCTGCTCTTCGCTGTACTTGTCGATGTGTAGTGCTGCGTGCCACTTCAGGTCATCAGGCATTTTCGATCCTTGTCTATCCTGGGCTATTAGGATTGCAGTACATATTGACAGTAACTTGCCCGGTTGTTGCACTGAACACTATGTAGTATTCGATACGGACCCACTGTCCTAGCGGAACAGCATTAGTGAACGTGTGGATGCTAGTGGACGTAGCGTCATAGATCTCTATCTTGCCGCTAGTGTCGATGTGTATGCTGCACGTTGAGGCTCCATTCAAATGGAACCTTATGATCGCATCATTCTCTGTAGGATTGGCCGTAAGGAACAGGTACACCTGGCCATATACAGCGGGGAGCGTTCCGCCCAGAGCAGTAGACCAGGTTACCGACGCGACGCCCCCGCCTGAGCTAGTCGCGAACTTGCCCGATAGCGTTCCTTCGAATTCTGTATTGCTGAACGCTACCGTATTGCCAGAGCCGATCGTGACAGCGTCGAACGGGTTCTCGTTTATGCCCGCGCTATTAGCAGTGGTGATCGTAGTCCCGTTCGTACCTTCCTCAAAGTCGTTCCTGAGAAAGGCAGTGCCACCGCCCTGGCCTCCGCCACCGCCACCACCGCTGCCGGCTGTGACATCTACGCTGATTGCGGTGCCAGCCGGAATGGTATAGCTGATAACACTGCCGGAAAATGATCCACTAGCAACCTGCTGGATTGCTCCGGTCGGGTTGCTGAACTGTGTCGCATTGATAACATACGTGCCGGTCGTGACCGCGCCCGCTAGCTTTACGCTTATGGTCAGCGGATGGCTATTAGATCCATCCTTGTTTACGATCACGATCTTGCCACTATCGCTAGCGAATGCCGTCAGCACTCCCTGTGCGAATGTTGTGCTGGCAGACACCATGTGAGTGCCCCAGCGCTTGAACTGGCCATTCATGCCGGTCCATATGCCGAGACCCCAGTACGACGGAAACTTGGTGCCGAATGATCCGGGCTGGTTCTGCCCGCCCGACCCGTCGTTCATCAGCCCTAGCGCTTCGTTCGCGTCAGCATAGATCGTCAGGTGTCCACCGGCGCTTAGAGCTTGTCCACAGTTATCTGCAATGAAGCATGTGTTGTGCCAATCGTAAAACTGCGTCTGTCCGCTATATGAAGGATTCCAGTTGCATTCCTCAACGCCGTAATTTATGCCTGATTTGTAATTCGGCAGGTCCTTGTTTATATGCTGGTACATTTGTGGGTCTGTTGGGAATCCTGTGCCGTCGGTATTGCCACCGTCATAAGCATGGTAAGACAGAGTTCCGACGTTAGATTGCTCGCCAGCCCACGACAGGAGTGCTGTATCCCAGTAAGCAGCAGCTGGTATGCCAATGTTAATTGTAGAGTCAGCGGCACGCATAGCCGCGAGGGTCGCGGTGGCGGATCCTGTCCCACTTCCTGACATGTACGGGCCAGTGCCTCCGGTATTGTCTGGCTCATTTCCAATAGACCAGTAGTGGATCGGGCCGCCATTCTGGCCGCCATCATCATTGAAGAAATGAACGATGCTGCCACCGTCGGCTGGCACAAAATTGTTATCAGTTGTATTGCCGTTGAACGAAACGAGCGGAAGAGCGCCAATAGATTTGATGGCGTCAATCAGGGCGGTGGCAGTACTGCCTCCGGACCCCTGCTCTCCGGGGCTACCTCCTGCGCCGTAGCTAGGGTTACCGCCATACCAGGCTAGCGAACAGCGTACGTGCCCCGGAGCGAGTGCAGCCAAAGCGGTCTTCCAGGCAGCGTTCCCTCCGCTACCGACTATTGGAACAGGATTGCTCCCCTGCGACGTTCCAAATTCGGAGGCGACAAATCCAACGGCCAGAGGATCAATCGTGCAAATGTTAGTGGTAAAGTCAACAGTTACGTTACTACCAACCGGAGGAGTTACGCCCCCGATAGATACGCTAAAGGAGTTACACTTAAGGCCAGCACCATTTGTCCAAAGTTCAAATCCGTACTCGACATCAATTAGCCACCAAGTATCGCTTATGTATCCTCGTGCCACTCCGTCGGCCGCGAATAGTCCGATGTCTGCATTAACCAATTGTGTCTGGGGGTTCGTGGCTACATAGCTGGTTGTGGCACCATTACTCCACACCGTCCAACTAACGCCAGATATCATGACGTTCGATGCCACGACAGAACCAGCGGGCTGAATTCCTCCGGCGTCTTGCAGCCAGATCATCAATTCATAATCTGTGCCATTCTGATTTCCAGTTTCTGTGGGGACGAACCATATGTCATACGCACAGTCATATGCACTTCCACCAGCCACGCCAGACGCGGTGATGTTGACTGATGTTAGTGCTACGCCTCCGCCTGCAATTGCCGATACTTGAATCGGCAGTTTTGTTGTTGTTGCCGGTGCACTTAGAGTTCCCCAATGATTGCCGAAGTACATGCAATTATAGGCACCCGGTGCACCGCTATGCGAAACGGAGATGCCAGACGTTGCGATCGTGAAATCTGGATTCCCATCTGATGTCAGCGAGTTTGCGGCATTTGAGTTATACTCATTGACGTACAGGGTGTATCCGCCAGCAAGTGCTGCAGTAGCCTGCGGTGTGGTTAGGGTGACCATTCAGATCTTCTCTTATGTCTCAGGCTGGACGATGGAGAAGCTGGAGCATGCAACGGTAGCGCCGCTTGAGAACACAATGCTAGACATATTCAAGTCGGAACCAGCGGTGCCTACCGTGCCTGTCCCTACAACTGTTGACCCATCACTCTCGACCAAAGCAAAGTATCCGGCCGTACCACTCACAGCATTCGTCTCATTGGCGATAGAGTTGGCAGTTGCCGTCACCACCCCACCGCTAGCACTAGCTGCGCCGAAAGCGGTCGCGCCAAATGTCAGGGACGCGAGGAGGGTGCCGGTTAGTGAGGCATTGAGGGCAGGCTGCGATCCGCTATAGATGCGTAGGTATCCGCTGTCGAGATTGGCCGTTACAGCATTGACGGAGTCTTCTACGCTCCCGTCATAGTACGTTGGGTTATTAGGCATTGGGTGCCTTCGGGACCTGGCGCATGCCGAGCGGCCTCATGCTCATACCGCCGCTGCACGTGATGACTTGTGGCGCTTCGGTCTCTGTCCCCTCAGCGTCAACTTCACTTACTTCCGAATGCTCGTTGGACGTCTCCGCCTCCCTTGACTCTGACCCAGTTTCTGATAGCCTGGAGCATGAACTGTTCGAATGCACTTTGTCCTCCTGATACCACTTCTAGAGTCATCGGGCCGCCACCGCTGTTCGGGCCCATGACTTGTTCCGGCTGCCCAGTCCCGTTATAGGCCATTGTGTACCCAGGCTGTAGCCAGCCGCCATTATCATACGTGCCGGAGTTAACTCCGACTATGCTGCCGCCGCCCGCACGGAACATCTCCTGTATGAGCGCACCATTCTCTGCATCCGCAAAATTCCCTGTGCCAGGATTGAACACATAGTCAAGGTTCGTCGACCCTGACGAGGAACTCGACTTCGGCTTTCCGCCATACATGCTCTCTATCTGGCTCCAACTATCGCCTATGTGCAGGAGATGCCAGAGATGCTTTTCGAACGGGCTCATTGCATTCTTATTGCCAGCCGCATACTCCTTGTAGTGGTTCTTCAGAGTGGCCTCTGATTCAAGGCTCAGCGTCTTGGCCGTCGTCTTTGCGGTCTTTGCCACAGACGTGGCCAGCACCTTGTTCAGGGCGGAAGCGGCCACAGGAGCGATGGCCGCGTAACCGGCGTCGCCGGGATGGACACCATGTACCTGACCCTTGTTGTACACCCAAGATGCCATATGGTCGTAATTCTTGGGGTCGCGCAGTACCGCAGCGAAGTCAGCAACCGCATCGAATGCACCGCTACTTCTTATCCACTGGTTTACGGCTAGGCGCTGCTTCTCTTCGCCCGCCGGGAAGTTGCTGGGCTGTAGCGTAGCACCGACGACCTTCATGTTGTCAGCGTGAGCCTTCTCTAGCATCTGCCTGTAGCCGCTCTCGATAGGGCCAGCCTTAGCACCGGCCGCTATGTCGTCGTTGCCCTCCCAGATGATTGCAGCCTTCATGCCGGCAAGCCATCCGGTGAATCGCTTGTCACCCTGCAAGCCGACGGCCGAGGAAAGTATCTCGTTGCCCGCTAGTCCGGCGTTGATGATGTCATACTTGCCACCGACCAGACCGATAAGGTCAGAGACATAGTCATGACCCTTGGTCGCCCCGTAGCCCTGAGTGGTGGACGCCCCGAACGCCAGAACCTTCTTCTTGGCTGCTTCCACGAGACCGCCCGTAGCATACCAGTTGTACTCCTTCTCATGGGCCGCAGCGCCATACGGGCCGCCGTACCTCTGCGCCATGTAATCCCACATCCACAGAATCTGTGTCCTGGGGTCGCTAGATCCTCCGGCCCACGAAGGCCATGCTGCCTTGGGCATCTTGGTATACGGCAGAGCCTGACCTATGCCATACGCACCAGAGCTCGGGTTGTCAGCGTACTGGTTCCACCCAGACTCACGCATCGCGACGTAATTCCAGGCATTCCAGATCGTAGGATCGCTTGTGTACTGAGGGAATATAGCCCGAGCTAGCGCGGAGTTCGCGGATGGGTTACCGCCACCCCCGGCACCGGTTGGGGAGCCTGGCCCAACGCCTACCCTATTAGCGTTCTGGTATACGGTCTTCCATCCCTCTATGCTCTTCTGCATAAAGTTCTCTGCGGACGTAGCGGCCCAATCGTCGGCCACTCCGGTCATCCAGTTAGTGGCTCCACCGAGGTTTATCGATCCGCCACCTGCATATCTACCGGAGTTAACGGCGTCCATGAATCCTATGCCATACTTATTGACGGCATTGGCCTGCATCATGAATTCGCCATTGCTGGCCCAGATCGGGATCTTATCGGCCTTGGGGCCACCCGGTCCGATGATGGATCCGCCGGCAGCCTTGAAGTCAATCATGTCGCTGATCTTCTGGCCAGCTGCCGTACCACTAGCAGTCAGCACTCCGCTACCGGCCGCCACGATGTCTATGCTTGTCGCAATTGACTTTGGCAGCTTGCCGAGGGAGTCGGTAAGGCCATCTACGTACGATATGGCTTCCTTTGCAGACTCACCTGTGTTCTCTAGATCTGTTATGAGTTGCTTTCTGGTAGATTCATATGCTTTTGTGTCTCCGCCGCCATTTACAACTGCATCCGTGAACTTCTTGAGTTCTCCGGTAGCTCCGGACGACGCGAGCACGTCTGCCTGAAATTGCTGCGTGAGATCGCTCTTCAAGACATTCGCAAGATTGCCGGCATTCAGGGTGGCCTTAGTTACGATGCTGTCAAGACCCTGCATCGATGTACTGTTGTTCTTCACCCATGTATTAAGGTTCTGCAGGCTAACGGTGTTCGGTCCGAGCGCATCGTTGATCAGCGCGACAATTGTTGCTCGAGCCGCCGTGTTGTTCCCGGCATACTGGAGGAGCTGCTTAGATATAGTCGCAGTAGCTGTCGTCAGGTCTGTGGTAGTAGCTTCCTGTTGCTCCAAAGAGTCGATGAGGCTCTGTCCGGAAGTAACCTGAGAATAGAACGACTGGTTCAGGGTTAGGCTAGCCTGGCTGAGACCGCCAATCGCCGCTCCGGCCAGAGAGACCTTCGACGTAACCCCATCAAGACTGTGAGTAGCGGTACCGGCAGCCTTTGCCGCAGCAGTGAAGTTACTTGCTATAGTTGCCTGTCCCAGGCCAAAAGTGTCAAATGCGTTCTCGCTCGAAGTCACGATCTGGATCAGATTGTCCTGAGCCTGCGTGATAGACTGAATCGAGTGTAGCATGTCGCCCAGATACTGCTCCGGTCCAGACAGAGCATTGAGCGCTGCTGCAAACCGCCCCGTGCCATCGCTAACCGCGCGTATCGCCTGATTGTACCCTTCAGCCTCGATGACTGCTTCAGCCAGAGACTGCTTGTTTTTCGTTAGCATCTGGGCGCTAGTGACGCCAGCCCCGGTAAGGTCAACCAGAGCCGCCTTGGTGCCGCCTAGGACCTGTGCCGCATATGCCATATTGGAGTTGTACGTTGCGAGGTCCTGCCGGGCAACAACTACGGTAGCCTTGTAGTTGGCCAGGGACTGCGTTGCATTGTCAAATGCCTGCGCCTGTGCTGCAGTCTTCGTGATGCTCGTGTTATAGTACTGCGTCTCTCCGAGTACGGTATACCAGTTTAGCGTCGCCTTCTGGACATCTACGATAGAAGTCGCTAGCGTATTCTTGATTGTATCCCCGAGATTCTGAATCGGGGTGCTCGTTATCTTGTTCTGCACCGCTGAGGCGAATGCGTTCATGGCATCGCCAGCATTGATCAGGTCATATACTAGGACGCCGACGCCAGCTGCTGCTATTCCGATCCATCCCCATGGCAAAGCAGCCGCACCCTCGGCAGCATCTGTGAATCCAACAACTGCCGCGTCAGCTCCGGATATGCCAATTGCACTAAGTCCGTCAGCTAGCTTGTATGCACCGGCAGCAGCCGTAGTTAGGATGCCAGACGCTAGCTTAGCGAATCCAGTTCCAAGGATGCCGATGTACAGGATCGCACCGTGCATCGCGAGGCCTACGGCACCTATGGCCTGCACAATATTGTTTGAAGTTAGAGACTCTACAAATTGTGTGGTGTCGTCTGCAGCCTGTAGGATGATCTCTGCATACCCTGGCATGATCTTCAGGAAGTTGCCGAGGATGCCGCCGATATTCCCTATCAGGGTTCCCCAGCCCGTTATGTCGGATGCAGAGTTCTTCATGAACACGCCAAAACCGTCACCATTGTTCATGGCGTATGTAAATCTGGCGCCAAGATCGTCCAGTGCCTTGCCAGCCTGCAATGCAACATTCTGCAGAAGCCCGGAGTTCTTGGCGACTACCTGGAGACCCTCTCCAAGAAGTACGTACACTTCAGGCTGAGCGGCTTCATTCATCTTGCCAAATGCACCGGTAAGCGGATACATAGACCCGCTAAGTTCATCATTGACCTTGTCAAGAGCCTGGAAGTGCGTGTATACCTCGTCAGCAGTATCAACTCCTGCTGCCGCGAACGCGCCTAGACCGACAATAGCCGGGATCAGAGTTGCGGACACCTCAATGATGGCGTCTGTAAGAATGTGCAAACCACTTGCAGTTGCAATTATGGACGGCACGCCTATCTGCGTTAGCGCGCCTCCGAAAAGCTCAAGGTGTCCTGTCAGAATGCCCCAGTATCCGCCGGTCGACTTCCACATGGGAAGGCCCAGGGACACATTGTCATTCAGCTTGCCCATCTTCACGCCAACAGCAACTAGTGCCGAGCCGAGCCCGGACAACGCGACGTTCGTTAGCATGGCAGACTCACTACCGAAGTGGGTCATTGCCGGAATAAGCTGGTCTATGACATAGTTCCCGAACACATTGACATGGGGAGCCATATTGAAGAATGCATCGCCAAGCCCTCCGGCGTACTTTTCTCCTTGCTGCAGGGAGTCGGCCATATCTAGTATGGCCTTTGTCGTAGATGGGAGGTCGTTCTTGACGCCTTCTGTGGTAGCTGCAGCATCCCCTACATAAGTGCCAAATTTGCTGACAGATTCTGCAGATTCGTTAACTGCCTTTGCAAGGGCAGCAGTGTCGTCAGTGACGTCTCCGATCGCACCGCCCAGCTCTACCTCAGCTTTTGCGACATCCTCGGCTGCAATGCTTAGGTTTGTTAGGATGCCGGCATTCCTGAATATGGAAGATGCCATTATCTTAGAGTCAAACACGACGCTTTTTATGGCCGTATCAACCTGGGATATATCATCCTTTAGCGCGCCAAGGGATGACTCGGCAGCACCTGATCCTATGGAAGCAAGGTCCAGGACAACAGGAAGATTTATTGCCTGCTCTATTGCGCCAAGGTTCAGGGGGACAAGATCAACGGGTATGTCCAGTACAGCACGTAGTTCAGCAAGATTCTGAGGCACAAAAGTAACAGGCAGATCAACGGTTTCGCCGAGCTTTGGCACCTTCCCAAGATCGAAATTGACGGGCATGTCAATAACCATCTGTTCAAGGGCGCTTATGTTGTGCGGCACCAGGTCGACGGGTAGATCGACTGTCTCTCCGAATTTCGGAATATTACTGGTGTCGAATTTTATCGGTACCGTAAATTCTTCCTGCAGCTTCGGTATCTGTCCGACATCATAATTAACGGGGATGTCATAACTTATGTTGCCGAGTTTCTGCAGTTGGTCCATCAACTGGCCGGAGTTAAGGTTGAAGTCAAGAACGTCTGATATACCGGCCTGCTGAATCAAACGCTTAAGCAGCTGGAGCTGCGTCATGATCTTACCCGGCTGAACGTCGATGTCAGCCAGGTCAGCGATACCCATTGACTGCAGCTTGGACCGAAGAGCCGAGAGTGCGACGCCTAGCTTACTGACATCCACATTGCCGAAGCTCATGCCCGACATAGCAGCCTTCAGGGTCTCAATCTCCCCCAGGGCGTCACCAATGCCGAATTTGATCTCTCCGCCATTGGCAACGCCCTGTACAGCAGCGTCAAGTGCTGCGATATTCGTCAGGGCATTGCCCACCCCGAAACTGATCTGTCTATCGCCAGCTGCAGCATCGTCAGCCGCTGCCTTTACTTCTGCCAATTTGCCCAGGATATCACCGATCCCGAAACTGATGTTCCGGTTAACTGCTGCATCATCTGCAGCCTTCTTGACGGCAGCGAGACGACCCATGACACCAGCGAACGCGGAGTTCGTCATGTCGTTTGCAGTTATGCGGATATTGACTTCGTTCGGCATTGCGAAGTCATTCCTTCCTGGAGCCCATCTGGACTATCTTGAGCATTCTGATGAAGTCTGCTGGCTGATCTAGTATGCCTCCTGCCCTAGGTAGGGAGTTGAAACGCTGGCACATTCCAACGATCAGCTCGGCCCGCCCCAGTTCGGGAGGCTTTCCGATGAATTCCCCAGTCCGAGTTGTTCTTCCGCCGAAATCTTGCCAGAATCTGAGCTCTTCGGCGAGTTCGTAGGGACATCGACCATCGCCCTCTGCCAAGCAGAGATGATCATGCTTCCGTGAGGATTCTCGAGTAGACGGAAGCCTTCCTGGGTGGCCGGAACTGGAGTTCCCGTCGGGATCTCCAGGTTCCAGCTAACGAGGTGGCTGAGCATGAGTTCTGCTACGCGCTCGTTCGAATCGGCGGTTTCCCTCAGGTTGGTTCTGGTCTCACCGCTCATGCGCAGCATGTCATTCCACTCCCCGATCGTGCAAGGAGACGCTTTTACCACCAGTCCATGCAACGGCGTCCCCTCCTCGAACTCGAGAGTGTACACTGTTGGTTCCGGTGTAAATCCCACCGCAGCCTCCGTTGCTATTACATAGGTTATCGATAGAAGTAGCTGGAGTAGAAGGAACAGGTCTTGCATAGGCGGCTACGCCCAGGTTGGGACCGTGCCATCCGCGAGCTGCCCCGGAACCTGCCAGGTAAGCTCACCGGTATTGTCACGCGTGATCTGGTAGTCGGTGAGCATGCAGTTGTTCTGCATGACCGGCGTATCGCCGCCGATCGGGTAGATGCTCACCGTCCGATACGTGCTGTTCGTGGTAATGGTCGAGAACACCGCGTGACTCATGTCGGACGCAGTGTTGAACACGCCGTTCAGGGTGACGGTGAAGTCGGCGAGCAAGAGCAGGGTCTCGTTCGCAAACTTGTCGACGCCCGTGATGTCCTGGGTGTTACGCGGATTGGTGAACGACCAGTTGGTGACGTCGTTCGTGATCGTCTGCGGAGTGTTGGAGCTGTCCCCGACGACGATAATGCCGCCAAGGCCGCTAGTCTTTGCCATGTTGGGCTATCCCCTCTTGATCGCTGCTGCAATTGAATTCTGGTGATTGGCGAATTCATCCACCCAATCCTCGACCCTCCTGTGACGGAAAGCCGGGGTACCGCGCGGATTGCCACGCCAGTCACCTTCTGCCACCAGGTAAAATGGTGGACGTCCGATGGGGACACGATGATCGCCCCTACGGAAGCACGGATTGCCTGGGCCGTACAGGAACTTGAACAGCGTTTGGTCGACACGCTGCATGCTGTACTTACGGTCGGTATCGTGCGTGAGATAGTAAAACTGCTTCTGTCCGAGTTCAGTTCCCGTGTCCACTGTTATAACGAACCCGTTTACGATCCCTTCGCACTCGTACTCCTGGCATGTAGCTCTGCGCCAGTGCGAGCTTAGGGGAGCGGTCATCGAGTATGTCTTAACACGCTCCGGCGGAAGGCTAGACTCGAAACGGTTGTGCGCCTTGTTCCATCTTGTCATCAGAACCTCGTGCCCGCTACCTGGTTCCGGTTGAACATCACTGCGAATTGGGCATACGTGAACGTCCCGGTTGTGATAACCCTGACGTAACGATCCACTGCAGCCGTATTCGACAGCGCCTCCCGGAACGATCCTATGTTGGTCTTGCTCCCGAAATCAATGAGCGTAGCCCAGGTTGAGTGGTCCGGGGAGTGCTGAACGACTACATCGACACTAGTTCCTATGATTGCCACGAGCTGCAAATATGCCTGTGCACCAAAGGAAGAGGCCGCACCGCTGTCGATGTAAGTGCCGTTCGTGTCGGCGACATCGGCTCTTAGGCCAGGCGTAAGCTGGATGCCCCACTCAAGGCCGTATCCATCCGCGTCAACTTCTACCTGTAGCGTCAGGTTTCCGGTGTTATCGCGTGTGGGGTCATAGTTGAGCTGAACACCGAGACATGATGCTGCTGCATTGCCAAGCGCCGTACCGCGCAGGTATGTGGCGATAGTGTCGGTCCGTGGCAGGGTGGAAAGCGCGTTATGCTCGGCATTGACTCCTAGCCATACCCAGGTCGGCGTCCCGGTGTAAGTGAGAATTACGGTGCCAAGGGGAGGGATCAGGTATGTTCCGTCTCCAGATCCAACGTTAACCCCGTTGACATTCACCTCCGTTACTGTGCCACCGGAGATAGTGGCGAACACATACCAGGGGAATGTGCTCACCAGAGGGACGGTCGTGTCCGGAAGATCAGGCGCAGTTGTCGTACCGGTGTTGTCGAAATATGTCGTGAACTGCATCGTTCCGGATCGCAGACCGAATAGCCTGTCCTCTGCGAACTCGTTGATTGTCGTTGCCTCAAGCGGCGCTACCGGTCCACTGATCTTGTCAAGAGAGGCGACATCACCGGATAGATCAAAGCCACCGATGCAGAAGTTGTCTCCGAGTCCACTAGCTTTGGCCATCGTGCATTACCCCCTTCAGGATACGGATACGGATTGCGCCCACATGTCGTTAACTATCACAGGAATGTTGATGGTCATAATTCTGAACATCTTCCTGTCTATCTCTACATACCCCGCCGTTGCGGAGATTGATGTTCCGTACATCCCCAGAAGGTCTAGAGCTCTCACCCCAGAGTCTCCGCCGAAGTCAAAATTGCCGCTTAGCTCACCGATGGTATCTGTGGTTGCAGACATGACCTGAGGATCAATCATGTCATAAGGCTGAGATGTGAATGGCATGTATATACGACAGGCAAACAATACGACACCTGACGTCGACGCGAGGCCGGATGCTTCCGGCACTGGCTTGATCGACTGACACCACACAGAGCACGTTATGCCCGTTCCAGGAGCGCTCTTCGGCTCGTGTAGGTTGACAGAGTCGAATATCGCAAGTCCGAGTTCGAAACTCGTTATCTTGTCTATTATGTCATTTATCGCATCTGCGTCGAAATTTGCCATCAGTAGTTATTTATCTCTCGAATGTAATATTGTATCTCTTCCTCGGCAACTTCCTCGGCCATGTCATCCAGGGCGTCGGCGATTTTCCTGAATGTGTGATACCCAGAGAATCTTGGTGACAGACCACGCCTAACCCGACCGGGCCAGAAGAAGTTGTTGCCTATAGCCTCGCCCTCGATCCATGGCCCGTACACCCCCTCGTCCTGGACGATCAGGGCATAATCTGCAACGGATATATCGTGGATCGTTGTGACAAGGTGCCCGGCACCTGGAGGCACGCGGTTACGGAACGGGTCTCCGCCATTGGCCCCGAGGTACATGTACTGTGTGGGCAGGTAGGCGCGGATCATGGCGACGCCCTTATCGGCCAGCACACCCTCAAGATGATGCGCATATCGGTCCAGTATGGGCTCGACCATGTCGTCCGCAATTGCTCCGTGCAGAGACACATCGAACTTTATGCGTATGTTCCCCATTACGATGCATCCCCTTCTGTGCCAGAGTGCAATTCGATATGTCTCTTTATCCGGCTCTCACTAGCACGCTGATTTACGGCAGACATAGCAGACGTGAACAAGCTGAACGATGCGACGAACAAGGGAACGACCGTCAGGAATTCCGCAGACTGTATGGCATATCCAGGCTTGTTCACTGGCTGTACGTCACCGCCATCAGTGACAGCATTCGCCAATGCACAGTACACGCCATGCCACCACGGCAGACCAGGTGTAACCGCAGAGTACGCGAGGCCGAGGATAACGGCTGTGATGAGGGATCCGGCTATCGTGACAAGTGCTATGTGATGATGCTTCACGATTTGCCTCCCACTCGTTCTAGATGCTCTGCGTGCAACCTGTGTATGAGTTCTCGGTGCGGCTTCTGCCCTTTAAGATCAGGGTGGTGATGGCGACACAACTTGAACATTCCACCGGCAGCTTCATACTTCCCGCGCCGGAGGCATCGCCAGGAATCGTGGCATGTCTGATTGAGGTACCACGTCACGCAGAACACCGTAGCCCCGACCAGGAATGATCCAGCGATTCCTGACCAGAAGTTGTACCACCCCCAGTGCCCGTACGGAAGGCCATAGTCCACCCCCATAAGGTGAACGATGCAGTGCCAGATGATTATCATATCACCCGGCTCCGGGCCTTGCGGACATAAATGCTGTCCGTGAGCTGAGCAACAAGGCCTGGCAGACCAATGCCAGGAGCCGACTCTCGCTGCGACCCCTCAAGCCTTGGGTTGCTGCCATACCAGCTAGCGGCCATCTGAACCGCGTACGCGGCGGGCTCATTCGCGACGCCGGTCAGAGCGGTGGCTATCGCGACGTCCTTTACCAATCCTGGCACAGTACTGATATATGCATTAGTGTCGCTAGTGTGTGACGTTGCCGTGGTCCCAAGAGCGCCCCGTTGAACGGTCAGCAGCCTATTGGCCCAAAGATCAGATCCGCTATGTGTAGCAAGAGCTGATCCGCTCCATGCCCTCTTGACGATCAGATTATTGCCCATTACTGTCTGGACAAGCATCAGCTCGGAGTCATAGAGAATAATCTCGTCTGGGCTGAATTGTGTTCCGTCTGCAACAACCATAGTGTTGTCGGCAGCAGACTTGGACGTACATCCTGATATCGGAGTTATGCCCGTAGACACATACTGCGAGTCAGTAACGAGCATCCGCTCGGCATCAACAATCAGGACGTCGCCGGTACCTGCTCCGGCTAGCGGGCCTGCAGACATCTGTACAGTCGTCACAACATCATCGGCTATCGCGGCAGCGATCATGCCTACTGGAGTGGTCTTCGTCCAGTATCCGAAAGTTCCGGTTATAGCTATGTCAAGCTGAGGAGTATCATTACTTCCAAAGGCAGAGTTGAGATCTCGGCGCAGCTCTATCCATGTGAAGGGAGGACCTTCGTTGACAGGCTCCATGATGTAATTGCCGGACGGGATCACCACAGGAACTTCCAGCAGCGATCCTGTCACGACAAGCGTCGGCTGGGCAGCCATTTCAAGCTGATCAAAGTAAAGCTTCCAAGGGTACGTATACTGGTAGTTTGGCCAGTCCCACCTGTTAGTCCCGTCCGTAGGAAAGAACACACGCTGGCACATGGCGTCGACGGCGTCTGATGCAGCATTGATCTTGCGATCTACCTGCTGCGATGAATACGCGGCAGCCTTGATGTCCAGCGCGCGCATCACCTCTTCGCGCGTGGCGTAGCACGGACGGTATATCGTCGATGCCATTTACCTGTCCCTTGCTTTCTTGGCGAGAACCCCTTGCGGGGTGGGTTATGGCTATTATTAAGTTGTGTTGCATGAGGCGGTTACTTCGCCTTTGCCTGCGCGCGCTTCCTTGCTATGTCAGATCTGGCAGCCCCAATCATCGGGGCTAGCGACTTGTCGGCAGCGGCCTCGTTCAGCAGCTCTTCAGCGGCGTCATAATCGCCGATGTCGAAAGCCTCGCGAGCCAGATGTAGTGCAGTACTGGCGTCTGTCGCAACCGGCTTGGCCTCGTCAGAAGGTGTCGTTGTCAGAGTCGCCTTCTTCTGTGTCTTAGCCGGAGCTGGCTCGGGCGGTGACTTGGGCGAAGGAATGCTTGCCGGCGGCTCAGTAGTATCCGGTGTAACTGGAGTCGCTGGAGCTGATGCCTCCGAAGAGACCTGTTGGGGGACTGGGTCTTGTCCAGTCTCTTGGGTACTGCCATCCGTCGAAGGTGCAGTAGAGGACGGGGCTTGACTGGCTGGTTGGTCCGTTGCGGAGGGGCTCTCCACAGCGGGGGCAGGCGATCGGGTCTGTCGCACCGTTGCCCGGCGATTGGAGCCACTCCGTACGGGCCGTCTTGCGGATGTCGAGGAGCTGATACCAGCTGATGGCACACCCCACTTTCTGCGGAGCGCCTCTCTTGCCAAGTCAGCATTCGAGGCACCGATTGAACTAACGCGGGGCATGTAACTCACCCCATCCTTTCGTGAGAAAGCCTCCGGCAGACGGATCCGCCTCCGACGGCCCGGCCGAGGGCGGGGTAAATCCCTTGGCGTCCGGTGGGAGCTCCGAGCCTAGGCCGGTTTCGGGCGTCGCGGGGGTAGCGGTAGGGGTAGCGTCGGCCGAGGGGCTTATTTCGGAGCCTACGGCTTCTGCGGATCCTTCCCCTACCGCTTCCGATGGCTCAGTTTCCGCAGAACCCGGAGACCTTGCCTTGCGGCACTGTGGGCACACGACAAGCGTGCCTGCGATCATCCTGGACCCACAGTGCTTACAATCCCACATGTCAGACCCCTAGCTCGCCGCGACCGACGCGCCAGTGTCAAGCGGTACGTAAGTCAGGTACCACTTGATCGCACCGGTCTTATTTGCACCAGTTGTCCATGTGATGAATCCCGACGGGATTACCATTGGCTTGATAAGAGACAGCCCATTACCGGCGTGCACGCCAACCTGCAGCGGGCCGACGGTGAATACGTCAGGGTCGCCAGACACGACGGAGGTGTCCGACAGACCGATCAGAGATCCAACCTCTGCCGACGTCAGGGCTTCCGAGGTCGCAAGACCAGCCGTCTCCGCTGTTCCGGCCGATGGGTGCAGACCAAGCGTAAGCTCCGGGTCGCTGCTGGCGATCACCGTCGTGACAACGCCGATCAAACTCGTTAGCAGAACGAGGCCGCCGGACACCGTGAACAGATCGGCTGTTCCTGTCTGCGGGAGTGTGAGGTCCTCGGTGATGACCTGCTCGCCAAATGCGATTTCTCGCAGCTGGTACCCCTGGATGATTACCGACATATCACACCTCCTACGGGGCCGAGACGGAACCGGGAACCTTGCGGTTCAGCGGCACCCAGGCCAGGACCCAGGTGATCGCGCCAGTGTTCGTCGCGTCCGTTGTTATCGTGATGTTGGTGTTCTCGACTACGAAGGCGTCCAGAGAAGCTCCCGACCCCTTTGCATGAACCGAGGCCGGTAGATCTCCGCCGAGGACAGACGGCAGTTTGATGGCATCGCCGACGGCGTTATCGGTGAATGCAGCAGCTGGAGCCGCTGCTATAGCTGCCGGTTCATTCGTGATCCCCAGCGTCGGATTAACATCCGTTGCCGAGAACACTGTGGATATGACGCCAGTCAGGCCTAGCACCACGACCGCGCCAGACACCGTGAAAAGCGTACCTGTAGCAGTAGCGGGCAGGACCTTGGCAGGCTGAACCGCAAGCTGCGGTGCAACCCCAATGCCGTTCTCCCCAAGCAGCTGCTTGAGGTTGTAGCCTGATAGAGCACTCATCTTGCCTTACCTCCTGTTCGGTACTATATGCTGGTACCGGTCAGGAGCCGAGGACTTCGAGGTTGGCCGGGTTCCTCTGGGAGACCAGGTCGCCAAGGATAACAGCGACGAGACCGGAGCCACCCACGTTCACCTGCAGGTAGTCGTTCGGATCCGAAAGCTGCGACGTGAAGATGTGGAACACGCCGACCTTGGCGTCAGACAGCGCTGACGGCGTACCCGTGCTGGACGCGTTCAGGGTGATCGCATCGAGAGGCGTGCCGCCAGCCCAGGTGAACTTGTTCCACGCCTCGGTGCCGTCCAGCGCGGTAGCCCAGTAGATGTTCTTGATGCAGTTGAGGGTGGCACTTCCGTCCATCGCGAAGTTGTCGGCCTCACTCACCGTGAAGGTGTCGGAACCCGACGCGATTGTGCAGACGATCTGTGCGACGGACGCGCCCCGCATCTTGAAGGCAGCGCCAGCGGCGACAGGGATGACATTGTTTAGCCTTCCCAGGCTCTCCATTCCAGACATTTCAATACCTCTCCGCTGGGGGTTTCAATGCCCAGCTGGTTTAGCCTACTCCCGGACTGTCCGGGTACGGCCTAGGGGCAATTCAGATTCCGCCAGCCGATGAGTTCGGTATCATTGACGGATTCGAGTACGGTGCCGAGATCATGATGTTCAGGCTCGGTGTACCGCTGCCACGGTGCCCACTGGCGGACACCGAGTACGGAATCGGCCTGCCGCTAATCTCTGCAGGTGCATCCTTCAGGTAATTGACGACTAGCCCAAGAATGAGCTTGCCGTCATCAGACATGTTGTCATGCTTGTTGCTGTTCAGGGACGCTAGCGTCTCCTCGAGCGACCCTCCTGCAGAGAATGAGAAACTCACCTTACAGCCTCCCTTGGACCGAAACGGCAACGGTGATCTCTGCCGTTGGGTATAGCACCCTCAGTTCTGCAAGCTCAGGCGGTGCTTCATCGAGCAGCAAATGGAACTCGATGACCCCATCGGCTTTGCGAACAAACCTGAAGACATTTGCTGGATTCAGACCGAATGACTCGACAAAACTTGTTTCTGCAGAGCCATCCTGAAGGGATTTTGGCGCCATATCCTCATCCTCTTATCTTCGTGAGAATTGTTTCGGCGTAGCTACTAGGAGCGGGTCGCGAGCTGGACGAACGGAGACAGGTTGGGGCCGCCGTTGTGAGGGGTGATCGAGCTCTGGATCCAGGGCCGACCGTCGAGACGCTCGATGACGCGGAACGCCGTCTTGTCGTTCTGGAACCGGTACTGCTCGCTCGATGCTGACTGCATCATCTGCCGGTCACCGATGAGGTAGTACGAGAAGTCCACGAAGCTGATGTCACCGGTGGTCCCCAGCTGCGGGGTCTTCTCCGTGAAGTGGACCGGGCGACCCAGGATCGTGATTGGCGGGGTGGACGCACCAGGGTTGGTGTAGTTGCCCATCCAGACCGGGCCACCGCCGGTGCCGACGGACAGCGCCATGGTCGCCAGCTCGGGGAAGGTGTCGATCGACGCGATCCACACCGCGTTACCCAGAGCGGTCGGGAGCATCCGGGCGAACATCCCGATGATGTTCTCCCAGACGATGGTGCTGCCCGACTGGCCGGACTGCTTGGCGACCTGAACGGAGGCCGGGCAGTTGACGAAGCCGAGCGGCTCGCCAACGCCGGTGCCGTTCATGAACGCCACGTCCTCGTACCACGCGATCGCGCGGGGGAAGATGGTGTCGAAGAACGATGAGAACGCGGGAGCATCGGCCAGCAGCTCGTTCGGCACCTCGGCGTACGCGGTGAGCTTCTTGGCGTCCAGCGTGACACGACCGAAGGTGGCCTGCGACTCCACGAGCGCCGCGCCCTCTTCGGTCCAGTAGCAGACGACGCCACCGAACACGGACGACACGTTGCTCGTGGTGTCGATCATGGGGATCGGCACCCTGAGGGAGTCCATGGGGATCACCTGGGCTCGCGGCCGCACGATCGCGGTCTCCAGGGCAACCTCGAGGATGTCCGAGCGCAGCCGCTCCGGGATGAGGAAGCCACCATCGGCGGGAACCTCGGAGCCGTAGCTGTTCTGGATCTTCAGCGCGCTGTCACGCTTGCGTCGCAAGGTCTCGGAGTTCTTCAGCGTCTCGAACTTCGGCCAGATGGCCTGGAAGAACTCAGCCGATGTTTCGAACTGGTTGTCGGGACCCTGCTCGGTCTCCAGCCGCGCGCCGTAGCTCGCCTTGTTGTACGCCGCACCCTTGCCGTGCGAGACGCGCCGGTTGTTGTCGGCAACGGACATGTTCGGGATCTTGTTGCCGAAGTTCAGCCTGGAGCCACCAAGGCCATTGTCGCGGGCGAACTCGGCCATCGTGATCTGAACCTGGTCACGGACCTGAGCCTTCAGGTCGTTGTCCTTCTCCCACTGCTTCTGGGCGTACTTGTTGACGAACTCCTTGAACGACCCCGGCTCGCCCATCATGGCGCGGACCCTGGTGGTGTCGGAGAGCATCTCTTCGAGGCCCTCCATTGTGTCCGGAATAACAAGCGATGGTGCCATTACTTGATTCCCTTCATGTTCTTTGTCCAATTGGCTATTTCTTCGTCCGTGGGGTTGATCCACGGACCGTCACCAATGTCGGTGTGGTCGTGGTCCTCGGAGCCGCTCGCCCATGCAGACGCGTGGGCTTTCAGGTGCGCCTCAGCGGCGCTCTTGTTGCTCAGACCCTGTGTCTGATTCAGCCGCCCGAGGGCAGCAGTTACTCCGGCCTTGTTCGGCGGAGATCCCGGGTGCTTGTGGTGCGGGAGCGCGTGCGCCGCCTCGGTCGAGGCATCACCACTCCTGCGGCCAGCACATATTGCGGAGAGGGCCGAGGCCGGATTGTCGCTGTGAGCGGCGGCCGACATGGCAGCACTACCATCCCAAGGAGTGCTGTCGTACGAGGCATCGTGCAGATCTATGTGAGCCCTCAGGTACGCGCGTTGCTCCTTGTCAGCTGCGTTCGTCACCGGCCCCGCCCAGTAATCGTGGTCGGTGTCGCCAGCCGCCGTGGCGTCATTGTCACCGTCATGATCCGGGTCGATGTGGCCAGAGGCATTGTGGTGCACGTGGTCGTGGCTGTGAGCACCATAGGAGCTCTGTCCTGCCTCGTGTGCATGGTCATGTGCACCATCGCCGATGCCGTGATCGTGACTGTGGCTGTGCGTCATGTGACCATGGTTGTGTACGGCATCGTTGTCGTGCATGTGGGCGTGCTGGTGAACGCCATCGTCTCCATCGCCGCACTCAAAGCAAGCGTGGTTATGGGCGTGCGTGCCGGTCATCGGCTCGTGCATCATGCTGTGCTCGCTGTGGTACGGGTGCGAGGCAGCATTACTCAAGCCAGTCTGTGTCGGGTCTCCTGACACAATGTGGTTTGTCATCGGAGTGTGAGAGTGATTAGAAGCATCCTCTCTTGTCTCCGCCACTGAGCCATGTACGATCATCGAGTCAGCCAGGCCAGCATCGATTGCAGCCTGCGCGGTGTACCAGCGTTCACCACGCATGATCTCGCGCCAGTGAGCCACCGTGTCACCGGTGCGCTCGGCGTAGATGGAAGCGATGTTGTTGCTGGCGTCGTCCAGACGGTCGGCCATCTCACGCATGTCGGATGCATTGCCGGCGGCCATCGAGAAACCGTCGTGCACCATGAACCTGGCGTTCTTGGCTATGAACACCTTTCTGCCGGCCATGGCGATGACGCTAGCGATGGAAGCCGCGAGTCCGTCGATGTATACGTCAACGTCGCCGCGAGCCTGCAGACAGTTGTAGATCGTGATGCCGTCGAACACCTCCCCGCCGGGAGAGTTGATGTGGCAGTCAACCGGGCCGCTGATCTCGGCAAGCTCGCGTGCAAGGTCGCTAGCGCTCAGGCCGAAATACCCGATCTCGTCGTAGATGTATAGTTGCGTCGGGCCGTTCGCCAGGTTCTTGATCTTGTACCACTCGGGAGCTTTCCCGGTGGACAAGGCCACGATCTTCCGGGCATCAACCCAGGGCCTGTAAGTGTTCATACCATCTCCAGCTCATGGCCATTAATCCTCTGAACGGTGAATGCGTCCTTTATGACTCCTGCAAACTCCATGATAAGGAGATCGTCGAGGTCACTCAGTTTATCGCCAGAGCTTATCGGGGTGACCTCCGGGGACGTTCCGACATTGCCGGGCTGTGGATTATCGTCATCATTACCCGGCCCAATAGCGGGCACGCTGTCGCCAGCCCCGACGGCCGCCACTGGCTTGGCTGGCGGTCCGATCCAGCGCATATTCGGAAGACCGACACACTCGAGCACATCATCCGGATGCCACCCGGTTGTCGCCAAGATCTGTGCTGCCTTCGACTTAGCCGTCAGCTCGTCGTTTGCATCATTTGAACTGCTCGGCGTCGGATCGTCGAAGTCCATCTCACGGCCAATAGCCGTGCTGCCGAACATGGGCAGGTACATGTGATTGCAGACGGTACGCAGACGCTTGAGACGAGGAATCTCATGCCAGGTTGTGTGCACCTCTTCGGCTGTCTCGGCATTAGCGCGGTTAACATCCTGACTATTCCCGAGCATCGCCTGGTGAATTCGGTAAGCCTCTCGAATGACGTCTCGAGAAAGATTACGAAGTTCAACGAACTGCATGTCATGCATCGTGTACGTGTTCGGATCCCATGTGGCACCCTGCTCAAGTACACCCACACGATGTCCACGTGCCACCCCCTGATGCTGTTCACGCCAGCGATTCGTGAACTCTTTGAACTCGGTGTCGCTTAGCCTCTTGGCGAACGTTACGATGCCGCCGGGCGTGGCAGAGTTCAGAAAGAAGTTGCGAGACCACTCTGCCGTATACTTAGCTGAGTCGATATCCGCGAGCAGGGACTGAATCGCAGACAAGCCACGGTACATATCCAGCGGGTTTGGGTACTTGATCTGGATAACCTCGCTAGGAAGCAGAGGAACCTGCTCACCGTTAGGGCCGGAGTACACCCAGCCAGCGAGGAACTTCTCTCGATCCGGAACGGGCTCCATGCGGTCCGGGCGTACCGGCCACATCTCGACCGGCGTACCCGTACCGCTAGCGCCACGGTTGAGGACCCAGTACCACTCGCCGACCAGCTCCATGAACTGCCATCCGATCTCTCGGAACTGGTCGCCAGTCATGTATGCGTTTGGCTTGTTCCAGAGCTCGAGGGCCCAGTGCCTCAGGACCTCTTTCCTCTGGTCGGATCCCTTGTCGTGCTGCGAGTACCGAACCCGACCGTCTGTGTTCTTGTCATACATCTTCCAGCCGCCGCTAGCCTGAGCCCCGGTGCTCAGAAGCTGGATGATCGCAAACAGCGTGCCAGTACCGCTCATCGCGTTCAGCTGGGTGAATCGATCCTGCAGGCCCGAGCCGTACAGATTGCCATTGTTGGCATTCCAGCGCGAGTTAAAAGGAATCGGGCCTGCTCCGGCCGTACGGCTGGCCAGAGCCCTGATCAGAGACTTAGTCACGACTCCGTCCCATCTACCGTGTATATCCGAACATTATCCAGGGGAATAACCTTTACACGGTCATCTCCGGTCGCCGGGTACCTTGACGGACGAAGCTCCAGAAAACCATTTCCGACAAGATCTTTGCCGCAGGTATAAACCTCTTGTTTGCCATCCATCCAGGTGACGACCACAGTCTTCATCAGCTGCCGACCTTCAGCTCGAAGAGAATCAGCAGGATAGCAGCTGTTATAAGGCCAGCCTTATCATTCCACAACCAGGCGGCCCAATCGGCGCAAACGATAGCAGCAATTGTGTATGTGTGCTCTGCGGCGTGACGCAATCTGGGGTACACAGCAACCTTGGCGAAACCACGGATGCTCTCGCTAGCAATTCTGGACTTGCGCTTCCACTTCTGTTTGCGTGTCTCGAGGCTTGTGACATTCTGATACCCGTGGCGAGGGAGCGCCCTGGTAGCGCTCATAACGGCATAACCTCGATATTGTCAGGGCAGTGTCCGGCCACATAGTACGGGTTACAGAGGTATTCCTCGATGTTTGGGCAATTGCAGGCGCCAACGTGCGCCGGACACATATACGAGTCGTGAACGTGCAAACTCATGTCTCGTCCACCTCGAAATGCTTCCTCATGTAATGAACCCGGTAGCGAGGCTTGATCTTGCGTGCCCTCTTGCGGCCACGCCCGACCCAATTGACTCCGCACATCTCAGCACAGTACATCTTGTCTCGGCCTTGTATCAGGGGAGGGATCTGAGGTGAATCCTGCAGCTGGGTCGGTTTGCGGGCTTGTTTGCCCATCTGCGATCGCCTGCCTTACAAGTGCGTCCTTCGCATCTACAAGTCTCTGCAATCCAATTACAAGCTGAGGGCCGTCCTTGAGGTGCAGAAGCATGCTTATCGCGAGGTTAGCTACACGCGCACTAGTCTGTCTGACGTCACCTTCCGGAAGGTGATCGTATGCAAGCAGCCACTTCATCTTCTCCTGGACATCATCGCTGCGCATCGGAAGGAGTTCACTGCGGCATTCCTTGCAGATTCCGGGGCCGCCACATCGAGCCTTTGCTCCGCTCGGAAGGGGGACGACCCAGCCATGTCCACTCATAGTGCCACCTTTGACTTGGCTACGCTAGGGCTGCAATTTATGCAGGGGCAGACGGTCTCCTTGATCAGTCTCTGCCCAATCTTAACACCACTGTACGAGCCGATGAAGTTACCGGCAGTGACGAACAACAGTACGAACACCTTGAGTCGGAAATCATTGCCCTGGAGCGTAGTTATGCTTATGGCCGCGGTCGTTATAGTTGCCAGCCAGCCGGCACAATCAAGCAGCCCTGCAGCCACAGCCCTATTGCGCGCCTCCGCCTGCACTAGACACACGGCAAGTATGTCCTGCAGAATCATCGCAAGAGCGGCATACAGGGCGATAATCACTCTGTCTTTTCCTCCTGGCCGTTCGCAGCACTTACGGCCTCACGGACATCCCGAAGACTCTCGAAGAATGGCCTGTCTTCGACGACGATATTCTCGTCAGGACGAAGGACAGTAATCTCGGCAACATTCTCCAGGAAAGCAATATTGCTGGTTCCCTTTGTGATAACGTGCCATCTCTCCTGCAGCTCGCTCGCCTGCTGCATGGTGATGCGCCCCTCGAATGAAACGACCATCGTGTCACCGGGCCGAACGATGGCGGCCATGTACGGAAGAAGATCGTCTCTGAAGCTGAGCTTAACCTTCAGCTCTACTTCATCTGGAATGTTTGCCATAACGCTATAAAGCTCCTGTACAGTGCACGGATGCCGAAGTCTCGGTCGGCAATTGCGTACCTCATTGCGTCGCAACCGTCGTCGTCAACCTTGGACGGCTCCTCCTTGCCCTTATCGGACCATACGTAGCCAGGGATCTCCTCCAGCGTACACGTAGGACGCGAGCCCTCGACAAGTTCAGGGTCGCGCTCAACCACAGCGTCGGCAAGTAGATAGACCCTGGGTCGACCGTCACCTTCCGGGCGTAGGCGTACCTGTATGGCCTCAATTCCCTCAGTCACCGCCTTGTGCGCAGGCTGTACGGTCATCTCTAGCTCGCGCTCGAGTACGGCACGACCTTCCGCATCATGATCCGCGACGATGGAGGTAGGCTTAGGCTCTAGCCACTCACGCTCACACTCTTTGTCGCCACGGAAATTAGTTGTGTGCGAGCACCCTGCCTTGCGGCAAGGGGCAACAATCTCCAGCATCTGCTGGGCATGCTGGTCTACCGTGCGATGCGTGTGGTAAATCTCGCGATACAGGTACATGCGACCATCAGGATCCTCGACCCAGCTCTGCAACACGAACGGGTGGACGAATCCGAAGTCGACAGACCAGTAACGAGGCCATGCGAACGGTATACCGAATGCGTCTAGTGGCTCGTCATCAGCGTGCAGTGTGGCGAAGGCTTCTCTGGAGAGGACGTGAAGAGCATTAGAGAAGTCTTCGTAAATGACACCCTCGGCAGCAACCCAGTTTCCTCTTCGTAGGCGCTGGTACCGAACTCCTGTGAGATTGTCGAGCTTGGATATGTAATCGCGTCCACGCTCCGTGATACGCCCGGATGGATCGAAAAGAATAGGGTTGTCCTCGTGCCTGCTTTCAAGCATCAGGGTGCGACCATCGTCGCACCGACGCTTCAGCCAGTGTGTCGGAAAACTTGGGTTGCAGTCTGCAATGAGCTGCTGGAAACTAATCTTCCAGTTACGTAGCCGAGTAGTCAGGCTCTCCCAGTCGTCCTCACTCAGCTCTGTCGCCTCTTGCACGTAGATAACGTCGTACTCGGATGACATTATCTTGTCGATCTTGTCGAGTCCGCCGATAGCGATCACGGACCCGTTTCTGTACTTGTACTGAGGGGGTTCCTGGGCTGAACCCCCATAGAATCGAACCTCGCCAGAATCCAGGGCTTCCCTCGCCACGAATCGCTGCCACGTCACAAGGGCTGTGGAGGATAGTGTAGTGGCAGTCTTTCGACAGATTAGCCCGCGCATCCCAGGGTTGACCAAAGCCATCAAGTGGATCTTCTCTAGGCATGCACGACTCTTCCCGGTGCCAGCTGGTCCTGCAATAAGCACCTCAGGGTCACGTGCACGCATAGCTACCCGGCAGGCCTTACGTGGCCCGTATCGATGGACTGCCTGGGTAGACATAACACTTGCCTCCAGACATTACCGCTGTCCAGGTATCCGTGCCAGTAGTATCCTTTGTCGCTGGCCCCGCACCCTATCGAAGCACGAATCTCAACCGAGCCATCAGGACACTCAGTGAATGTCCACGGCGGATCATACACGCCATGAATTCCACTGCCCTCATCCGGTCGGTCAAACTTGTCCCTGCCTTTGTGTATCGGCAGAAGGAACCAGATGACCTTGACCTCGCACTCACCCTTCTGCAGAGGGTGTGGGCCAGAGTAATCGCCAGCATTCTCGATGTCGTCGAAAGTGGGCACCCGACGAGCTCCCGTGATCTTCATCTCGGAATCACCGTGATCTGGCGAAGATGGTCGTTTACGTACGATCGCAGCCTATCGTTGTGGTAGTCATCGTCTCTCTTCTTCAGACAGCGCTCAATGCTGTCGGCGCTAAAATCAAACGGATGGTCGCCGCCACAGATGACACAGACGAGTACGGATGACTTGGCAGTGAATCTCTGTGTGACTTCCTCTTCGTGCAGAGGACCAAGATCCATACATTTAACGAAGTTCGCGCATCCAGAATCGCACACGCACTGCTGGTAGTAATAGCATTCGGCGGACATGCCCGGCACCTGCATGCTCATTCCGTAGCACCGCCGATTCCTGCATTGTGCGATGCAATAACATGTGCAGCTATCTCTTCTGTCTCGCAGAACACGACCTCTTGGTCCAAGTCATCTGGGACAGGACCGACCTGGGCATAGATGTGACGCGGCCGATGACGACCTGAGCGCCACACCATACCAATCACGTCTCCGTTCACACTGTCACCTCGGCTGTACTTCGGAAGATAGCCGAGACATATGGGTCATCGCACGCCGCGAGGCGCTGCAGCACCTTGATCCTGTTGTGACTCAGGACGCCCTCGCGCATCATCGCATCCTCGATGGCCATGGCCAACGGCCCGACAATCGGAGGAGGAAGCTGCACCAGAGCGTGATTGGGCAGATTCGCAGCGTTCTCCTGCTGCGTAAGGAAATTCGGCAGACACCGCGGGCATCTAAATGCCTGCTGGGTTCCGCGCGTCTTCTCTACCCAATCCTTGTTGTGCTGCTCGCAGAATGCGAATTCAGACTGCTCCACATTGCAACTGTGTATTCGGAAAGCCTTTATCCTGCACTTCTTGACATCACACCAGATGCCGTCTTCGGTCCTCATGCCGCACCGCCCGCAAGTCTCTCGGCAGACTCAGCCTTGCGCCGCTCTGCAAGCCAGCGGCCGAATGTCGCCTTGAGGTCCGGAGGGATCCTGTACAGATTGATATGCGCCACAATCGCGCCGACTACACCAGATATCACGCCGCCCAGCGAAGCGGACACATACGCAGGCATTGCCCCATGGAACACGTATGTCTGGACGGACCAGACGGCAACGCTAGTCGCTGCTATAATGATCCCAGAGACAGTTTGGGGGACAGGTACCGATGCCATTACCGGTCCTCCAGCGCGTCATCACCCGGGAACTCACGGCCGGATATCATCTCGTATGCCAGTTCAGCCAGATCCCTACGCAACGCCCTGAATCCGACCACGAATCGCTGCCACAGCGTAGGAATGGGCGGTTCGTATGTCGTTACGGACGGCCCCATGGCCCAGACGTTGCTGAGCATGCAGTACTCGAGGTTACGCCGCAAATCATCAAGCACGTCCGGAGGGACAAAGGATCCCTCTTCCATCGGCCGGATGCAAGCCCATGGCATATCGTCGTCAATACGCGAGTACCGGGCCGTGATGTAACTGCTAGCCGCCTGGATCGGATTACCGCGCGCCGCAAGGCCACCGAAACGCCTGCGCCAAATGTCTTCCTGCATGCGCTGGTTGTTCTGCCGCGCCTCATCCGGCGGGCTGTAGTACAGCTGCAGCGGAGTTGGGTCGAACTGTACCCCGAAGATGCCATCGGGCATCCAGTTATGGCCGAATACTATCTCGTCAGCCTGCTTTTCGGCCTCATCCTTGTGCCGAATGTCGTTTGCGACCCTGTCCCAGCCGCCAAAGTCATAGTAGTCACGTATGGCCTTAGCGATATCCGGCGACGGATACAGCCCACTCTCAACGTCGATCTCTGCAAGCACATCTTCGCGCGTGTGATCAGCATGCTTTATGCACACATGCCGATTGACTACTTCCTGATCGTGATCTCGGTTCACGTTAGTGCCTCGATTATGTCGTCGCCATCGTCCTGCTCAATGACGTATCGTACGGTATTCCGGTCCATGTCTTCGTCCTGCTTCGCCTTGCTCGGGGCCAGCTCGTCACTGACTGCCTTGAGGATCGATATCTTCGCCCTGAGCAGTGCCTGGTGCCTACGAGACCCAAGAGTCATGTTGGCGTCAGTCTCTGTTTTCTCTCGCCAGTTCTTGCGCATCTCCTCGACCACGAGGTCAATGTCCTCATAGTCACCCTGGAGCTCCGCGAGGCGGTTTACGCGCTTGCTTATCCACAGGCCGCCCGACTCAATAGCGACCTGTCCCTGTAGCGCGGCGCGTACCTCGGCGATGTCCTCCGCATACGTCTCTGCGAAGTCCCGTATGAACTCAGGATGTACGCCAACCGACTTGGCTATAGTCTCATTCGTCCACTCGCCCATGGCGAGATCGCGCATGAGAGCCATCCTCGCGCGCCCGCGATATAGCTGGGTGGGATCAAGAACTCGGCGCTGCAGCTTTGCCTCGCCCGAACCAGGGTCCTCGGCAGCCTCAGCCTTGTCAGGAACTTCGATGAGGGGGTTGCGGGGCCGCACAGCCCTCTCGGCTACATGCCCGTCCATGGTGTGCATGTCATCCGCATCTTCACGCTCCGTCGTAACGGTGCGCTTCCTGCGGGTCTTGGCAGCAGCCGGCTTCGTACGCCGGGAGGCTGGAGGAGGGACAGGCGCATGTGGAGCCCGCTGAAGCTCCGATGGTTCGTCGAGGTCCGAGATTACCTCGTCTACTGCATCTTGGTCGTCCGGCTCACGAACGGCGGCCTCGGCCTGCGTTCCAGAGCGGCGTGCCGCAACCCGTCCTCCACGAGCTGCGGTCGTCTGCCCCGACGCTGGCTTCCTGACCCTCCGTCGCGGTGCCTCCTCGACCATCTTGCCACCTGTCCCTGCTTCCAGCCATCCTCAGGCACAAGTATAGGGTACGCGGCGGGCACAAGTAAAGCCCCCTCAGCTAAGCGGTCAGCCGAAAGGGCGTGCAAGGTATAAGGCCAGAATTATTTCCGCAGGTAAATAGCGGTAATTAGCTGAAAGTTATGGGTGCGCAGAACCCTCCGTGTACATATCAGCGGAAAGTCCTGCAGGTGATTCTTCTGGTATCGCCATAACGTAACCGTGAATAGACCGGTGACTATCCGCAGAAGGCCTGACTCTGGCATAGGCGGCCGGGTTATCTGCTACCTGTTCAGACGACAGCGCACAGCAGGGGGATCCATCCCACCCATTGCACAAAAACCAGCAGCCCTCGATCTTGAATCTCATCGGGCCGTGCACAACACAGACAGGCTCGAACATGAAGCCCCGTAGACTCACGTTACTCCGCTCCCGTTCCATTTCATACGACTCTGGGCAGGATTCTCTGGCCTCACGGGGTCCTCTGCACGAATAGCGCCGACCGACATCATCATCTTGCGATAGTCGGGGTGATCAGACCATACGGACATCATGATCCGAATGTCTTCGCAGGGCCACGGCTCCCACCCGCCATCGCCATGAGCATCGTGCAGAATCGTACAGTGAGAGCACATTCGCTTCGCCGGATTACGATCGACCAGACGCATCTCGTGACGACGCATCAGCGCCTTCTTGGCCTCATATTCAAGCGCCATACGATGCGGCCGGAAATGCGAAATGTACAGGATGCTATCTTCGGATATCGGCTTGCCACGCCATAGGAAGTGGCGCAGATCATCTACAAGCTCGTATATCGTTCCGGAGTCGAGCAGGCCACCGCATCGATTGATGAGATACTCTTCCTCCGCGAACCGCTGCGTAATGAATAGCTCCGGATCTACATATGGCTGTGGTTGAATGTTCATTCTCTGGCACCATCTCTCACGGCGTATTCGCGTGGGGTTATCGTGAACTGTTTCTCATCGTCGTACGCGATGTCCCACTTGAGCAGGTTGGCGGTGCCGTCGAACCGGGCGTCGCTGACGACGGCCAGCGCCCAGGTGAAAGACTCCCCGTGCTCGACGAGAAACTCCGTCGCCTCTTTGCTGGTCATATCAGTCTCCTTTGACATTGATGATCTGACGCAAAGTGTGCCTGATGCGGACTAGATCCGATGCATCATTCATCACTACGTCGATGTCCTTGTATGCCTGTGGAATCTCGTCCAGGAAGGCATCGCTATGCCGCCACTCGATGCCGATCATCGCCTCGTCGAGCTGCGCGCGTGTGAACGTCTTCTTGGCCGCAGAACGGCTGTACTCACGCCCCGCCCCGTGCGGAGACGAGTTGAGCGAGAGCAGGTTCCCCTTGCCCTCGACGACATACGAGCGCGTCCCCATCGATCCAGGAATCAGCCCCGGCCTGCCTTCGGTGGCATCGATGGCACCCTTACGGGAGAGCCATATGTGCCCCTTACGCCCCTTGGGGTACTTCCACTTGGCGATCAGCTCGCCGCTCATCTGCTCGGTGTAGTTGTGGTGGCAGTTGACGCGCTCGTCGACGAACCAGTTCCTGCCGGTGACGTGATAGACAGATTCCTCTACCCTGTGCATCATCTCCTCCCGATTGAGCAGAGCGAAATGCTGCGCCCAGGTGAGACACCTCAGATAGTTGTCGAACTCAGGCGTCCCCTCGACCAGATACGCAAGGTCGGGATCAGGAAGATCAATCCAGTACCGTTCGCAGAACTCCTGGGCGATCTTGATGTGCCTCATCGCCAGCTTGTTGCCGACGCCCCTGGAACCTGAGTGCAGAAACAGCCAGATACGGTCCTCTTCGTCGATGCTGATCTCGATGAAGTGGTTACCTGACCCGAGAGATCCAATCTGCATGGTCCAATCTGCGATCTCATTCGCATCCGCCGCCCCAGATATCGACTCGAGCTCCTGGACGCGACGCTCTGTCTTGTGATCCCAGAGGCTCTGATTGTACATCCCCATAGACAGCGGGATACAGCGCTCGATCTCCTCGCGGATCCTGCGGCGAATCACAGGATCGGCCAGATCTTCGGCCGTCAGCGATGTCCTGTGCGCTATCATCCCGCACCCGATATCTACTCCCACGGCCGCTGGAATGATCGCCCCGACCGTCGGAATAACCGACCCTACGGTTGCTCCTCTGCCCCAGTGAGCATCGGCCATGACGGCCACATGCGGGTGTATGAACGGCATGCTTGCTGTTCGGATCGTCTGTTCCCGGGCACCATCCTCGAGAATAGAAGCCCAGTTAAACAGCTTCTTGTTTATCTGCTCCATACCATCCGCCTCTGCAGTCTAGTCCTGGCTCGTTTCGATCTGCCTGCCATTGCTATCAGCCCAGTGCGGAGCCTGCTCCGCAGCAAAACGGAGGACTAGTCGAAACGTGCCGTCGAACTCAGGATTGTCTGTTACGCTGTCCCGGATGATCCCGCGTGACATCTCGATGCCCTTGATGTGATCGTCATCGAAGACTATCGACAGCCCTTCGGCGATCGCTGGTGTCACCCTTACCTCAGCCATCAGTCGTTGCCCCGCTCCTGCTCGGCCGCTCGCCTGTTGAGGTTGAACCGCATGTTCTCGAGCGTAATCGCAATGACGATCTTGAGCGCCTCGTCGCGCGTGAATCCGACATGGGCATAAGCCGTGAATAGCTCGTGCGCCTCAGCGGCATTTTGTATCAGAGCAGGCACCGGCTCCTCTGAGGCGTCCTTGCCGCCCGTACCGTCATACTCATCAGGAATGAATGGCATCGTCAGTACCTCGGCTCTGGACGGCCCTCGATACGGGCCAGCTGACGACGCTGTGCGAGGGTGGCGCGATCCTCTCTGTCTCGAGTAACCCGGGCCTGGACGGACTCTGACAGAGACATGCTATGCTGACCTGCATCTGCGTCCTTCTCGGCCCCAGACAGGCCCGCCCCACGGCATATGCCGCCGCCCGAATCATCGGCCTCAGCACTAGCCAGGAGATCCTCTGCCTCGGCCCTAGACAATTTCTGTCTGGTGTCGACCTCGATATCGCCCTGATACCCCGGCCGCATGCCAGACGGAGCGTCAACGATCTTAACCGGAGGATCGGAGAACGAATACAGCAAGCCAGACGGATCTGGCGACACCATGCCTGTCTGGCTTGCTGTCACCATGCCTGCCGTATACACGTCGCCGGTATCGCTGACACGAAGAGGGACGGGATCCCCTATCGCATAGAGGATCTGGTGGGCCAGCTCTCGCGCCTCCTTGCGGGTGATCGTGGTGACAATAAAGTCACGTCCGATCGGTGCGCCATCTCTTGTGATAGGAATATCCGGTCTATCCCGCTGGCCATCCTTTCTGGCACCCGTACTCCCCTTGCCGTTGTTCTGCGCCTCATACCAGTAAATGGCCAGGATGCCGTCCTTACAGCTGTCGGGGGTTACCGTATCGTGGTTGTATGCACACTGCATCTTCCACTCAGCGTTCGCCATCTCGACCCGTAGGCGCTCCATGATCTCTGGGAAAGCCGCGGTCGCCGGGAAGTCCGCCCTAATCCGCTCACCAACATCGCTGAACACCTGCTCATATGAACGGTACTCGCCGTACTCGCCGTACTCGCCGGACCTGCGCTCTGCCTTATCCCCTGATGTCTCGGTCATAGCGGTATTATACCGTGTCCGGGTCCGGGCCGGTAGCGTTCTCGAGCTTCCCGTCATCTGCTATTCGCGTGATCCTCGCACGATCCCTTGCCATCCTGGACCTTGCCATCACGCCAGCCGGATCCACCGGCCCCTTCACCTCCGCGAGGAGGAAGGCGTCATCGCCCAGCGCATTATTCAGCTGAACGATAAGCTCCCTCACCTCCACCTTGTCCATGCCGTAATCGCCCAGATATCCCTGGTCTCTTCTCCACTCTACACATATCCTGCCAGGGTATAGCGGGTCCTCCGCCTCCCTAACGGAGTCGTGGTCATAGGAGCACTGCTCGCTCCACACAACCTTCGCCACATCATTGGCCGCCCACTGCACGGTTTCGGGAAAACTTGCCGCCGCCGGAAAGCTCCTGTCGATCTGGGCCACCGTCTCCTCCAGCACCTCGCTGAAGGTCCTGTATGGCCTCGGGTCTTCTCCCTGCATCTCTTCCATGTCCTCTCCCTGACTCGGTCGTGATCGGTATTATAGCGTACGGTATACTATCCCGTGCATCTCTTCCATGTCCTCTCTAGAAAGGAATTCACGTAGCATGGGATTCAAGAGACTCAGATCTCGCGGAAGATTCTTTGGCCTGACCGTACTGCTCGCTGTTGGCGTCCTCCTGGCTGGACTCGGCGTCTCCGCCGGAACTAGCTCGGCTGGCGTCTCCAGTGCCTCTGCCGTAACATACCATCACCTCGCGCTGAACGCGAACCCCGCGTACTGTATACAGAACAATGCCGGAGACCTCGATCTACAGGGCTGTGGAGGACAGAGCTCCCAGGAATGGGCGATGTCCGGGGGCATCGGCAACTGGGGAACGATCGTCTCTGAGGCGTCCGGCAAATGCGTCGACGACTCAGGCGGTGACGACAACATTCACCTCGACATGGCCCCGTGCGATGGCGATAGCGACCAGCAGTGGCTTATGTACGGCGGAACTGGCGGCTTCATCTGCAATGAGGCCTCTGGCGGAGATCTCTGCGAAGTAATGACGGATGACTACGGCGGCCAGTTCAATGGAGCCTGGGTGATCGGGCTGAAAACTGGCTCTGTGCCTGCCTCGTACCAGAAGTGGAATCGGACCGACTCCTAGTCCTTTATCGCTCCTCTTATCGCCTGCCGCATCTCTCGGGCCGGGCTTCCTCATCGGGGAGCCCGGCCCTCTCTTGCGCCATTCTCCCCTCCACTCCCTCCTCTCTTGGGCGGCTATCTTCCTACACTCCCCTGGAAACACATTTCCATTGTCCGCGCTATTCCAGGAATTGCCCTGACAAGCGGCTGGAAATTCTGCAAAAGTGATAGCGATGGAGTGCAGTCCTTCCAAAACTGTAAAATTGTTCTCCAGTATATGAATTCGGAGTGCACTTTGCTGGAAAGTGTAAAATCGTTCTCCAGTATTTCTAGGACACTTTAAGCGCTAGCGCTGTTCTTCCAGACGCCTTGGTTACCATAATACTAGCGCTGTTAGTTAACGCGCACGTTAACCCCAGGGCAGGGCGCTACTGCAGGTAGTCGTGCACTACCTAAAGTTACAGTGTAACGTTACCATTCCGTTACTGCATTTCCTAGGTTTTACCACCCCGGTACGGTAAGCTTAAGCTGTAAGCGAAAAAGGAAAAAGGGTAAGGCCGGGGCCGCGCGGGGTGCGCGGGGGCGTGCGTGACGCGCGCCGATCCTACTCCAAAACTTAAGAACTGGGCGGTTTGGTCCGAGCCCCTAGCGCGTAAAGGCTGCTGTAGAAAGCGGCACGTGCGGCTAGGAGACATGACTCCCACTGAGAAATCAGAGCGACCGACGCCTACCTAATAACGACGCCCGTGCTGACGGGCCGGATTGTAGAACCGCTAGGGAGAGGACTCTAGTAAGGCTACTGACGCCGGGGGACGCCTAGACCAACGACTAGGACCCCAACCAATTGTAAGGCCATAGCTAGCGCTGTTGTGGCGGCGCTACCCTATGACCTCTTTCGCCCTAGGCGGGCTGCGGTAATCTACCCGGCTAGGACGTTAGAGGCCCCAGATAGGGACCTAACCCAGAGGAAGAAGAAGAAAATGCCTGAGACCAACCCCACCCCGGCCGGTACCGAGAGCACTGAGGGCGCGCCCGTCAAGCTGGCGGCCGTTCCCAGCCCGGCCAAGAACAGCAAGCGGGAGACCCCGGCTGAGATCGAGGCCCGCGTGACGGCCGAGATCACGGCCAAGTACGAGGCCAAGATGGCCGCCCTTACCGCCGAACTGACCAAGCCGTCGCCCGCCGTTAAGCGCGCGGCCAAGGCTGCCCTGGCCACGGCGATGATCGAGGCCATGGGCTCCGCCCTCAAGGCGCTCCCCGCCGACCACCCGGCCAACGCTGTCGGTACGACCGAAGAGCGTGACCAGATCGTCGCCCAGTGGGTGCACCACTTCCCCGCCGATCGCAAGACGTGGAAGAACTTCCTGCCCGTGCCGCAGCGCGCTGGCTGGAACACCGAGGCCGAGACCGCCTAGGCGCTAGGTCACGCCGGTCCGTCCCCCTGGTAGCCGCGCCTCACGCCGAGGCGCGGATGCCGGGGAGGCAGCCCGTTGGGATGCCGTTCCGAGAGAGGGTACGTCAAATGAGCACCAAGAGCATCATCGTAGGCACGATCTGGACCATCATGCTGTGCGTGGCCATGCTGGCCATGGGCTGGGGCTACTGAGCCATGACCGGAGCAATCCCGCCGTACGGCAGGTACTTTCGCCTGGACAGTCACCTGCCGTACGACATGACCCGCAGGTTCGCCAGCCGGCACTACGTGCTGAAGGCGGACGCCAAGTGGGACATCATCAGCAACCCCAAATCCAAGCGCTGGTATGTGCGCTTCAACGAGAGCGTGGTGTCTCTTCCGTTCGACCGGCTGCAGGATGCCATGACGGCTCTCAGGGTCGCGTACGACGCCCTCCACGTCAACAGCCCAGCACCCAGAGCCAGTAGCGAATGCGAGCACCCCGGCGTGTTCGCCGGTGACAATCCGACAGCATACTGTCAGGCATGCGACAATTACATCCCGATCAGGTTCCTGTAGTTCCTAGCTGCGAGCTGCCCTGGCCATCCGTGCCTATACGGATGGCTCGGGGGAGCTACCAAGGTAGGTAGCCAGAGGAGAGGAAGCCTCATGAAGAAGCTGTTCTGGGTCGCCGTGATCATCATCCTGATCATCGTGATCTTCTGATGCCGAACATCGGGGACATGACCCCTGAAGAGTTCGACAGCTATCTCGCCGACATCGACCGCTGGCGAGAGAAACACCCCATCAAGCCGGAGCCATTCACGGTGGTCGGCACCGAGTGGACGCTGTTCACCGCCGAGCAGGCGCAGAACTTCGGCTACTACGTCATCGCCCAGAAGTGCACTGCCGAACAGTACGGGCATGACTCCTACAACGGGCTGATCCGAGCCCGCTCGACGATCAACGACGGGGAGTTCGGCTGATGCCCAAGTTCGACAACCTGACGTCCACGCAGACGGCCATGTTCCTGGTCAACAATTACAGCGGCCCTGAGGGCCAGGACATGTTCACGGCCCTATCTGCCCTTCCCGTGTACGGATACGAGAAGAAGCAGTTCGGGCCATTCACGGTCGAGGCTGAAGAGGAGTTCCTCATCGGGGAGCTGCGCTTCACGATCACCGATGAGATCGAGCCGCCAAGCTAGCGGTTGACTAGCCTGATACCCCAACGCCGATATTGCCGTCGGCTAGGGGTAGCGGGCAGGCTGCCCGGTAGGGTAGACTAGTAGCAGTACCGGCGCTCCGAAAGGAAACCAACAAGATGGAATTCCCGACCCCCGAGTACGACTGGGTAATCACCGAGAAGATTGCCCTGAGCAGGATCGGCGATGGACAGTACCTAGCACTGCGATTCCCTGAGAATGGCAGGGACGTGATGCTCATCACCTTCTTCCCAGACGGCAAGATGTGGCTCAATGGCCAGTTCGTCGATGTCGGCGATGACTTCATGCCATTCGTCTCAATGTTCGATGAGATGGAGATCGACGGAGAGCGTGAGCTCTGGGAACAGTACATCTCCTGTCCGTACGAAGACGAGGACGAGACCCCTGGCCTTCAGGACGGACCCTGCGGAGATCTCTAGCGGCGAGCTGCTCTGGCCGTCCCGACTTCCCTGCGGGACGACCGGGGGAGCTACCACGATAGTAGCTCAGAGGGAGAATGAAATGTCCATTCCAGCATGGCTCCTGAACGAGCCGGTGATGGTCACTCTGATCAGCTTTGATGCTGATCAGATCACGACGACCGTCCTGGTCACCAGAGAGCTCGTCCACAATTATCGCTGTCAGCCATCCGACGTAGCTGTCGTAATCACGTATGGCGAGACAGGCGTCCAGCTCAACGGATCCGAGATCATGAATGTCGAGTACGCCGAAGACGACGCCACCATAGAGCGCATCTGTCGGCTGTCCGACGCCGTCACGATGGGGCCCAACCCCGTGCCTGGCACATGTGTTCGAGCCGAGGATACTTACGACAGCGACATGGCCGACTCCGAGGCTGCGAGGAACCGATAATGTCAAACGGCAAGAACAATACCGTCGACGTCATGAACGTCCCACATCAGATCAACGGCGAAAGCAGGTGGTGTCACCACTGCGCTCTGTGGATGGGTGTCAACGAAGATCACGATTGCGACGTACACCTCGCCATGGACATGTTCAGCTACAACACTACCGTCGCCGCCAAGATGGCTCTCGGCGAAGGCATCGATCGAGAAACAGTCGCAGCCCTCCTTCACAGCCTGGCCGAGGCTATCCGCACCCAGGACTGTGCCGAGGATATGTCCCCGATCTACGACAGAACCCTTAGCCAGCTACACGGCTGACCTGTTGATTCCATCCCGCCGGTTGCTGAGTACCGGCGAGGATGGTGTCCACAGGAAGCGGACAATCCCAGAGGAGAACAATGCCTAGCCAATCCGACACCCCCGATGGCGATCACCTATATGTTTTCTCCATTCCTGATGGCGAGCATCTGGACGATGCTACTGTCACAAGGATCAAGGAGGCCATGAACCGACAGATTCCGCCAGACGAATACCTACAGCGCGTTCTGAGGGCTCGCGCAGCATACTGGGCGCTAGGAGCGTCCAAAGAGCAGCTGGATGCCAGCTACCCGATTCCAGAATAACAGCCAAATAAAAAGGAGCACAATGGAAGACACCGGCAAGGACATCTACCTCGAGGACATTCTCGATGGCAAGGTGGAATTCGTGGACCCCACATCGCCGCAGGCTAGGGCCATTGCACAGACGATTCAGGGCCATCCGATATTCGAGGACATAGACACCACAATCGTAGTCGGCACCGACACAGATACGTCATTCGAGTTCGACGACAGCGAGTACGTATACCGGATGTACGTCAAGATGATCAGGAAGGCACAGTAATGCAGAGCAAAACATATCGTGAGATATACGACATGTCGGACGCCAGTCTCGAGTACATCGCGGCCAATCCGGAGCAGTTCACTCCCGGCACAGTCCAGGAGGCTGACTACGAGCAGCAGCGCCGACGCGGAATCCCGATGGTGTGACATGACAGTACTCAGGCCACAGCCCATCCTGAGCTCCAAGAAATTCACGTGGAGCAAGAAGGACAAATCATACGTCGCCGAGGCATCCGACCTTGGTCTGCGAGCTGGCTTCCAGTTCGGCCGCGTGTACGACGATGCCTGCGACGAGGGCTTCACAATGGAGTCTCAGTACGACGGCAAAGACCAGGTTGTATGTGTCCTGGACAGCGTCGAAGTCGACAACGATAATGACACCCAGTGGTGGGTCCTCAAGCCAGTGGACACCAAGCTGGACTGGCGCGTCATCATATTCAACGACTAGGAGATAGCCATGGCAGGATGCTCAGAGTGCCCAAGCCCAGTAGAGCACATTCCGGAAGAATGCCCAGCGGCCGAGTGGTATGGATCACCTTACACCAACGCTGCCTGCGAGGCATACTTCCTGACCACCTCCGACGGTCGACTTGACACAGCAGGCCTGACATGGGGTACCGAAGAGTGGTACCAAGCGGTCATCGACGGCACCCGTCTGATGCACGAAATAAGCGAGTGCCAGGCCTGACAGCCACACGAGGTGGTGCGTCTCCGCGAGGCTCGTTCGGCGAGGAACGATATGCTCTCAGTGGCATGCACTTCGTTAGCGCCGGTAATTAAGGCTCTTATGCATACACCCGGATACTGCATAACGAACTTATATAAGCTATCCATACGCTCGTGCAGGAGGTATAATAGAGCTATGAGCGCGCTTGCAGACTACGAGATACACGGCAAGACTAAGCGTGGACCTGTGATCGTTAACATGCGGGCAGTGGCAACCCCCACCCCCGAGGTCGCAGCCTACATCCTACACGAGCGGTACCCCTCCGCGGAGTTCCTACTGACGAAGCGCGCGGCATACAGCCCCACAAAGAAGATCGGCAAGGTGGACGCGCGCAAGCTGGACGCCAAGCCCGTAAGGAGGGCAAAGCGGTGACCGAGAATGAGGTCGACGCACTCATCGACAACCTACAGGGCATCACGTCCAATGGTCTCCTGAACGAGGAGGGACTGGACAAGATTCTCCGGTTCGCACTGACGAATCTGGACGAGAATCACGCCATTGATGCCATTCGAGACGAGTGGCATCTCCACACCAGAGAGAAAATCGCACTAGAGATAACAAGAAAGTAGGGCAAAATGTCCGATCTCGGCAAGGATCTATCATTCGACGACAAGGCCCAGGCACTCGTCGACTTTGGCCTCGCAGACGACCTCGAGGAGGCCTACGCTCAGCTCGAGGACATGGGCGAGGAGCCTGAATAGGCCAAAAATAGCACCTGAATAGACAACCCCGAAAAACCGAAAACGGCGGCGGGCCTGCGGCGATATCGTTAGCAGGCTCGTCGTTCCATTCTCTGGTACAGCCGTTAGCGCCGCTAATTAAGAACGTTATGCATTCGTTTCTGAGAACCCGGTGGACGGACATCCCGAGCCCCTACGATCGTCTGCGAATCGGCCTGTTCTGCAGCCCTTTCATCTTGACTGGCTTGCCGCCAGCAGCCACACGCTTCACCCTGATGAGCTCTGCACCAGGATAAAATTCGCCGAGGAGCCATTCGGCAGCCTCTTCTGGAGGCCGTACAATTGCCTGGATCCTGAGGCAAACCAGTTTCTCGTGATGTTTGCCGTACAAAATCGAAGTTGACATAGGCGCTCATGTCCCTATTATACCGTATGCAATACAGCCATGATTCCGATGCATATGGCTCTTATTTAGCGCCGCTAACGATCTCGCCTGCTGCTGAGACAGATTATGCCCTCGAGATGGCGATTTAGTGCTGAAAATGGGCGAATTTAGATGCGCACACATGGTTTGCGGCACTGATTACAGCTTTCTCCCGAAAAGGCCGAAAACTACCTACGATTTCTACCCGTACGCTGCGGCGATGTGGGCGGTGCAGCCGTCCGAAAATCGCTGAAATCATGCACTTTTCATGTGTGCAGGGGTCGTTTCCACGGTTAATTATGGCTGGAAACGACCTCGAAACAGCCGAAAGACGGCTTATACTGCCTCGAAGCACGTGAAATAACAGTAAATACCACTGAAATACCCCCTGAATACCCCTGAATACCCCTTCGGAAATTTTCCGGCTGTTGCGTGCCAGAAAACGACTGCACGGGTGAGTTACTATACCCTATACCCGCTAGCTTCAATAGCTTCTTACGTACCTACTATATATTCTCAATATATGATAAGGGACCCATCAACACTCCCACAAGCCCGGACGGAAATTTAGCCCCCTCTCCACCCCCGCTCAATCCCCATCCAATCCCCACACAGCACCCGCTCCTGCAGGAGGTGAGAAGTTACTGTAACGGTTTAGAAGTCGTAGAATTCCCTAGGGTAGGGATATACGCGCGCCTACGCGCGCGAGAGCGGGGAAGGCAGGGAGGGGAACGCAGGACGCAACATGCACAAGACGTTGCACGAGACCCCGGACGGGACGAGGTATAATACCGCCTATGCCTAGAGGATCAAGAGAATTCAAGCAAAAGGTCGGATCAACCGCCAACATGATCCCCACCCTCCGTGAGATAGCAATAATGAACGGAGAGCTACCAGCCCAGCGAATAGCCCCATACCCCGAGCTCCAGATGATCTACACAGACTACGACGAGAACACATACAAGATCCACCTACCCGGATGTCCTGGCATCAAACGAGACTATGCCCGAGCAGGTCGGCCCAAGAGAACAGAGGCAGAGCCATTCATTCATCTCCTCTGGGCATTCACGCGCAAGGACGCAATAGTCCAGGTCTGGCAGGAAAGCATCAAGCTCGCATGGGCCGAGGAGGAGAGAAGGGCGAGCAGAAATGGCAACAAAAGAAACAGGAGCGAGATAAACAGGAGCGAGCCAGGACCCAGGGGATGGCGCATAGACCATACAGATCCAGACTACCCAGGATACTGGCTCGTCCCCACGAAGAAGTGGCTAAAGGAACACGGCTACATACGACACACAAAGTTCTGCCACACCTGTATCCCGCCGGACGAGATCACACTCCGCGATGGATGGAGCGATCACAAGCGTGACTACATCCAGTACGAGCAGTAGGATACCCCAGCACCGGCACACACCGGCACACACCGGCACACACCGGCACACCCCAGCCAGGAGCCACCCGTTACTGCACGTAGGCAGACCGCATGGTATGCTAACTCAAAGTAGTCGAAAATAGAGCCTAAGAATCCTCCCCCTACCCTACCCATACCGGCCGATCACAGGGTATAGTTTGACTAGCGTCCCGCCCGGGACGAGGTAAGAGCCGCCGGGCTGACGAGAAACCAGCAGGAACCGAAAGAACAAAAGCAAACCCCCGGAAAACCAACCGAAAGCAAACAAACAGCAACCCCAGAGGAAAGCAGGCAGTCATGTCAACCATCATTGAGTGCGCCGGTGAGAACCAGGCCTGGGTCTACATCCCCCAGACAGAAGGTGACTCCACGGACCCAAGGACGAACACAGCAGCAACCTCGAGCCTTCCTGGCTGCCCGGAGTGCGGGCTCACGGCCAAGGATCTGAAGATCCGGGTCTCCCGCAAGAACGGCAAGCTCTCCCCGGCCAAGATCCCGGCCCACGAAGTGGAGGACCCGCGCGACCTGCTCAGCTTCGTTCTCAAGGACGGAGACTTCCAGGTTCACGTCACCGGCGACGAGGAAACCCCCAAGTGCCCCATACTCAAGCGTGACACGCGGAAGTCCGACTACGAGCGTCCCGGCTCCGCACTGGTGGAGGATCCGCACGACCTCATCTGCCAGCTGTGGGATGACCAGATCCGCGAGTCCTGGACCCAGGAGGACGACCCCAGCGGCACCCCTCCCCAGCCCGTGCACCCCAAGGCCGACCCAGCGGACCCCAGCACGGAGATGACCGACCCCGACCCCAGCGACGCCTGGCTGGCCGAGAACGGATACACCGGCGCGGTCCACATCCACACCTGCGTCGCCAAACTCGGTGGAGTCTGGGCCACGGCCAAGGGCACAGGATCGGGCAAAGGCACTGGCAAGTCCGCATCCCGGCAGGCCAAGCGTGACCTCGCACTCGTTCTCGTCGAGGCCATCGGTGCGGCAATCCACAGCCTCGATAACCCGGCCGACCCTACCGGCTCCGACCCCAACGGCATCCTGGCCGGCATCGGCGGGCTCGCTGAGGCCCGGCAGTGCGCGGCCCAGTGGATCCACCACTTCCCGGCCGACCGTGACGAGTGGCTGAAGCACCTCCCCCGGCCGCAGAGAAGTGACTGGCTCACCGAGTCCGAAACTGCCGCAGGCCTCACGGAGGCCCCCACGGACGCGGAGGCAACCGACGACACCCCCACCGACGCCACACAGGACACCGCGAGCGAAGACACCACACAGGACACCACGGACGAGTGACCCGCACACCGCCCGTCCACCCGTCCACACCGAGAAGCCCGGCACCCATGTCAGGTGCCGGGCTCTCCCGGCTTTAGGGGGCAAAATTCAGCACTCCCATAAACGGCCCGTAGCTCCGAGCTAAGGCCCTACGGAAGCCCGACCCTACCGGGCTACCTAACCCCGATTCTAATCTCCGTACGTGCGAGCTCTGCCCGCTTTACGGGAGTGCTACGCGCTACCGCTAAGCCCTAGCGGCTAGCACTCCAAGTGGAGTAGGCTAATAGCTACCCGAGCAAACCGAGAGGCAAAGACGATGGACAATAGACTAACAGAGGGCGCATTCAGGATCGTCCTGCGGGACGGCACTGAGATCGAGCGCTGGGACAACGACGGTAACTGGCGCAGGGTCATCCAGCGCCTCCCGATGTACACCAACCCGCTGACGATGGTTGAGATGGAGGAGTTCCTCGGAAGAGGAGTCGCCCAGATCTTCTACAATAACAAAGAAGAGGACGAGGGAGATACCACAGCTCGACCCGGCCCCGGCCAGGCCGAGGACAACTACGTCTACCCCATGAGCTGCGGGCACGAGCTTGACTCACCACGCCCCATGCAGACTGGCGACCCGGCCAGCTGCTCCCAGCACGGAGAGACGTATGTCACGGAGGGAGATCCTCCAGCGATTTCGGTCTGGCCTCCAGTAACCCCGCAGGCATATGACAGGGCAAGGAGGCAGTGGCGGCCATGAGCGAGGAGGACAGGCGTCGCTTCCGCGAGGTAGGCGGACATGAGCAGCTTGCCAGAAACATGAGGCAGGGGATTCCCCTCCGCAAAATGCCGAACAGCGCACCGCTGGCCAACGCTGAGCACCACAGCATGGCTTACAAGCTCCTGTCCATCCTGCAGAGCCATGCACGTACCGGAAGCGAGCAAGAGGCCTGCGCTGAGCTATTCCGGCAGGCAAGCATAGGAGGCTATCGCACAACCGAGACCGAGATGGCCCGCCTCCTCTACAGAGGCCTCAAGGAGGACATCTGGCCCTGGACACAGGAGCCAGAAAGATGCGAAGGATGCGGCCGCCTGTCTGGAATGCCGTCTGCCCCGTGCAGCCGGTGCCCCGATAAGACAAAGGCAGCCGAATCCTGACGACTACCGCGAATACCGAGACTACCGGGTGGACGCCGACCCTATAGCGCGTCCACCCGGACCCCGCCGACCCCTAGCCCTAGTGGCGTGCATACGGTAGGATAGGGGTATAGCCCCGCACACGACAGAGGAGCAGGAAATGTCCGATCAGGATAACAACAGGCGAGAGATGTCACTCGACAGTGTCCTCAGCAAGGTCCGCAAGCTGATCGCAGTAGCCGAGGACCCGAACACCGACCCCAAGGTGGCCACATCGTATCGCGAGATGGCCGACGCGCTGATGCTCAAGCACGCAGTCGACGAGACTCAGGCCGAGGCCTCCCGGCCAGCCGAGCAGCGCACGAGGCCAATCATCATAACGGTCGAGATCGGCGGCGACTCTGACATTATCGGCTACTTCGGGTCGCTGTGCGACATGGTGGCCAGGCACTGCCGGTGCCGCGCTCTCCTGTACACCGCTTGGAGGGATGGCGTGTGGGTGGCAAAGGTGTACGGCTTCGAGTCGGACGCGCGCTACTTCGAGCTGCTGTACACAACCATCCGCCTGCACATGCTCGGTGTGCTGATCCCGCGCATCGACAGGAACAGCTCACTGAGCGAGAACTGCTATCGCCTCCACAACGCAGGGTACAACTGGCTGGAGATCGCTCGCATGTACGGGTGGTCGAAGGTTGGCCTGCGAGAGGGCACCGAGATGTGGCGGGACAGCGAGGGGAACGACAAGACCAAGTTCCACGTCGGCGGCATCTACAAGCGCGCTTACTACCAGGCGACGAAGGAGCGGGGCGAGCAGCCGACCAAGATCTCTGCCGGGGGAACGGCCACCTATCGCAAGAGCGCCGCGTATGGGTACACGTCCCGGCTTACGCAGCGTCTCCGCCAGGTCGAGAGCAACCGACAGGCAGGAACCGAGATCCTCCTAGCCTCGAGGGTCGATGATCTGGACGCGCTATTCCGCGATGACAACCCCGAGATGTTCCTGGAGGTGCCAGAGGAAGACCCCAAGAACAGCAAGCCTGCTCGCAGGCGGAAGGCACCAACATTCTCGTTCAACGAGCAGGCGTATGGCGTTGGAGTCCGGCACGCTAACACCGCAGACCTCAGCACCGGGGTCGGCAGCAAGACCCCGGACGCGCTACGGTAGCGAGCTACCGGGTGCATACGGTAGACTAGGGGTAAGGTACGACCCGTCGGAGGGGTAAGGTACAGATCATGGCATCAGCAGTTAGGCTAGCCGCTATGGCGGTCGGGGTCGCGTCTGAGTACGCGGCGACAAGAGAGCCGATGACCCCAGGGCCACGGAAAGAGCGAGTAAAGAAGAATGTGCCGCAGCCGCTGGACAGGATCAGCGAACTGGCCGACAGAACGATCTACGCATCCCGAGAGCTGAAGGATGCGGTGATCATGGGCGCAGCAGTCAGCCACGCGCTAGACGCGAGCCGGACGGTACCGCGCTTTCTGATCACAAGTCCATTCAAGGAGTGCGGCAAGTCAACGGTCCTTTACTTCGCGGAGGACCTAAGTCTGAATGGCTGGTCATCCAATCCGACCTCGTTTGCTCTCAGGGCCAAGTACATCGAGGGTCCGGTGACCCTGTGCTTCCATGAGATCAGCAAGGTGTTCGGCGAGAACGGGCTGCGAGGCCAGACCAACCCGATATACCAGATAGCATGCGACGGATACTCAGTGAAGGGAACGCTGAGCCTGAGCAACGGAACGGCCCAGGACATCAGCTGCTACGGAGTAGCCTTCTTCGCGGGACTCCGCAAGGCAGCCCCAGATGATCTCAGGTCCCGGTGCGTTATCGGGGAGATGCGCCCCAAGCCAGAGGGCGTAGTGCTCGAGGACATCCTGGACGAGGATGTTGAGGCTGAGGCTCGGGAGCTTCAGGACTGCCTGCATGCCTGGGTCCGGTCGAACATCGAGGACCTGAAGAAGTACAACAAGCAGCTGCGCGGCATCCACCCGAGGCTCACATCCCGCAAGGCCCAGATATGGGGGCCAATGTGGTCCATCGCCAAGGCAGCGGGCGGTGAGTGGCCAGCGAGGTGGAAGCGGGCATTCGAGGCTCTGGCGCTCGACTCGGCCAACAAGGCTGTCCTGCTCCCCGAGCAGAAAATCGTACGGGACGCCGGGGCATATCTGAGGTCGCTACCGGCCGAGCCTGAGCCGGTCTATCTCACGAGCCGGACGCTGCTCGATCACCTGCGTACCGTGGACGAGAAGATGTACCCGAAGCTGACCGATTACAAGATCGCGAAACTGATGGCAATGGGTCTCGGCAAGAGCAGCGTCCTGACGTTCCCGGATCGTAGCACCCACAAGGGGTGGCATGTATGCGACGTGATGGAGACAGTCCGGGCGCAGGAGGAACTGTTCGATGAGGCAGAGGAAGAGCTGCCCGAGCCTGACGAGTACGATACATTCTTCGACTAGGAGCATGCATGCCGGAAGATGAAGAGAAGAACACAGTGGCAGACCTGATCGAGGCTCTGCGTAAGCTGGACAGAGGCAAGGTTGTTGTGCTGCAGGGATGCGACTGCATCAACATATGGAGCGGGACCGTAAACACGGAGAGCGGACTCTGCGAACCGAACGAGATCCTGCTGACCATATAGGAGGAAATGTGAACAGAGGATGTGACCACAGCAAGATCGGTCCGGTCGGAGCTATCGAGGAAGGCACGCACTGCGCCTTCATGGCATGCCCGAACTATCGGGAGAAGTGTCCGGTACATGCCATCGCCAAAACAGGCGACTCTTGCAATCGGAATGAGAATGGCAATGGCGAAAGCTGACAAGATCACGATTCGCAAGTACAATGGCGATGACAGCCAGAGCTGGGCTGTGTTCGTCAACGGCCGTGTCGTAGAGGAACTGACCGGTCTGGTGCACAGAGAGGCCGCATACTACAGAGATCGGATCCGGGAGCGTAGGGCGAACCCGCCCACCCGCGAGCCGCAGTAAGGAGCGGTAGCCGGTACCGGCGAGCCGGTGGAGATCGCCCGTACGGAGCCGCTAGCCGGTCTACCGCGTACCGGCTACGCTAGGGCTAGCGCTCGTTACGGGCGAGCTCCAGGGCGACAGAGAAATGGCATAATTATCATGTGGATAATCAGGGTAAGGGCATTCCTGCACAAACACACAACATGCAGAGTAAGGGGACATGTATCAACAGGTCTCATGTTGTCGGCAATGTGCGACCGATGCCACTCATGGTTCAAGATAAGACGCCAAATATACATTGGGGACGAGAAGTTCTCGTACTCCAGGCCAAGAAGAAATGCGTGACATCCGGGTGAGACACATATACTTCGAGACTGAGACATGGGCTACCATCGACATGATGCTCTGGCCAAGCAAGAATTGGGCGCTCATGTCCAGCATCGCAGTGCGCCGCCAGGGACGTGGTGCGGCTACTCGGCTCATGGCGCAGGTTCTAGAGGACGCCGATAGAGAGGGTGTCACCCTTATGCTGGCTATCGAGCCAGACTACATACTTAACCCAAACATGGACGAGGACCGCCTACGCAACTGGTACAAGAGGCTCGGCTTCTGCCCTGTCCCCGGATCAGACACAGACATGAAGCGCGAGCCGCGCAAATACGAGGGAACTGGCTGGCCCAAGAGGCCAGACACTTACTGCGGCAACCCGGCCCATGGCTACGGCGAGCACGATCAGTTCTGCATGCCTCCGGCCGACCCGCGCAGCCCAGAGATCCGCATGATCCGTGCCATCTGGGGCCTTTGTGCATGGTGCAACCGCACAGACATGCATGACCATCCTGAGGTGGCCAGCATCTTCAAGGACGTACCATGCTGTGCCGAAGGTGCCTGCTGTTGCGCATTCAACGGAACATGTCTCTGCAGCCACTAGGAGGGGAATAGTGAACAAAGTACGCAGAATTCTTTGCAATATGCCAGAAGACATACCGGCTGGCTCCATCATCACTATTGCCGTGAAGACGATGCCAGTAGATCCTGTTCTTCCGGGCGGAATGGCGATCTACTACGAGTACGTATCCCACCAGGAGCCGCCGAATACCGAGACTAGCGCGACTACCGACTAGCCGGTACCCTAGCCCTAGGCGCGGGTAGACAGGGGAAGATCATGCATCCGGTCCTAGAGCAGGCAATATCGATTGCCGAGAAGTCCATGATGGAAGACGCAGACAAGGGCGTAAGTGCTTCTGATATGTACCAGAATGCCCTTGATGCCGTTTACGATCATTGCATGGACATCGGAGGCCTAAGTGTAGAGGATGCTCTTGCGATAGCAAGGTCAGCAGCATCCGACGGCCGCGAGGACCCGCCGAAAGGTTACAAGGATCTAATTGCCCCATTCGTAAATGGACACTCAGTTCCGTCACCCGAACAGGAAAAGAGATGGCCATCATGAAGCCTCTTCTAGAGGACCTCGATCGCTGTGAGCATGGTAGGCATGCCAAGGACAATTGCTGTGGCTGTCCCGGAGGACAGTCAACCGGCAACTTGTTCCTGCTTCCTGGTGCACGGATAGGCACAACACTGTCCGGAGAGGCGATACTGGCACCGCCGAGAGGGGCGAGCAATGCAAAAGACAAGAGAATGGATTCATCGGCGACCTTGGCTTAGGCTGATCGGCAAGGAATGGTGCGACTATTCAACCCCTGACATGCTCGGGCTAGCCATCCATATATGCACTCGGTGCGGCTGCCACTTCAACAGCAGCAAGTGCCCGTCTGATCACGTACGCCGTATGTACCATGCCCATGCATATACGGCGCAGCATTCCAAGGGCATCATGTGAGGAACCGATGGATCAGCCAGATGACGAAGGTGATGATCACACAGGGGAATTATGCCGTTCGATTACAATAGCAGGAAGAAATCAAAGGCCGAGATATCAGACGATAGGGCAAGAAGAATGGTGAAGAATAAGAAAGACAAGATTGCCCGCCTGCAGAAAAGAACACTTCGGTATAAGCAGATCTCAACCCTGGAGGCAGACTGTTCCTGGGCAGAGGATGCCGTCCGGTACTTCTTTATCGGACTATCTACTATGGGATTTATAGTCGGTGACATCATGGCATTCACGCACGTCCATGGCAACCAGCTCAACGGCTTTGGATGGCTTGTGATGGTATGCTGTACATTGGTGCTCATTCTGTACGGCCCAATGTACGGATGGATGCTTTACTGGGTTGAATGGCGCAGGAAGATAATGACGGCCACAGAGAAAGCGAAGAAAGAGGCTGGTGAGATATGAGTGGCATAGGCACACTGACGATTGGCGATGCATCCGGTGATATCGAATCCATCACATTCGTAGGCGGAGACATGATTATCGAGGCCAGAATGGGACATGAGGCCGAGGGCGCGCTCAAAGGCTTTGCGCATATCACAGGTACGGATGGCACGCCTATATGGGACGGCGTCCAGTGGCATGACTACGGCACAAAGCGGGGTGACGTAAAGTCGACCTGGTACATTAGCATGAAGATATCCGCGCCGCTGATCCGAGGAGCAGGGGAAGATGCAGATATTGAACGGTAGAGTTTCGGGATACAAGACGCACTGGGTCTGGTCGGGCCAAAACATAACCGCTCAGCATGAGACCATCCTTATCCCGAAGGATGAGGCAATGTATCTTGCTGCGCTGTCAGAAGGAATATGCCCCCTGTGTCGCACGAGAACAACCGGCGATTCAGGGCTGTGGTGCATCCCGTGCCAGATAGGATGGCACGTTAATCCGGATGTGGAGCTCTCCCCTACGGGGACGGAAGAGGCCGGTAGCCCGTAGGCTACCGGCCCTAGCCGCGCTCGGTACGTGCGAGCCTAGACGACCGTATACCCCCTCGCCATCATGCCGTCGTCCATCGAATTCCAGAGCCGGTCGCGTAGTCTGGCCGACTTACGCGCCCTCCGAAGCATGGTTATGAGATGTCGAGTGGCGTCTCGTTTGTGCATGCTTCCTACGGTCTCCTCGTACAGACCCCAGGCTCGCAGACGATCATCGGTAGCTGTGCTCTTGGCCATTCCGCGCGTCTGGTAGACAATCTTAGAATCACCCGTCTTGCCGAGGTGACGTGCGTACTCGAGCTTGGCCATAATCCTTACAGGCGAGAATACGTCGTCGTCGTTGAACGGACTATCGTTGTCGAACTGCTCTCCTACGACAGCTGGCCCGATCCCATAGTCGAGACTCTGTACCTCTCGGATGATACGGCAGATACTGTCGACCTGCACGTCCTCGTCTCCGGTAACCTCTCGGCACTCAAGCCGGAGCCAGCGTCCTGGCTTGCTTCCGTAAACAGACATGCGCGGTACCTGGGCTATACAGATACCAGTTGTCCCTCCGGGGTCGAGGGCTATCATGTTCAGGTGTGGAGGTGTCAAGACGTTACCGCTATCATCACAGTAAGACATGTAAGAAGGGACGCCAGTGTACACATGAACACGCCCACGAGGAGGCCTCCGCAGGCAGGTGTGATGCTGTTCCCGAACAGGAACCTTGCCAGCCTTACTATCCTGTTCTCTAGTTCGTATATATTCACTTGCGATTGCCTTTCTGGAATTCTTTCCACTGCTCCCAGCTCATACCGGGGTGGCTGTCTTCCCACTTCCTACGCTTTGCAGAGTCACCGTAATTGGCAAGGATGAGAAGGAGGAATATGACGGCGAACACTATCGGGACGACATCCTCTACGATGGAAATCACAGGCTCCCCGCGAGGGTCTGTGTCGGAAGCGTCACGTAGCTGATTGTGTGCTCCAGCATGATGAGGATCTCGGGAAGTGACAGTCCGTTACATAGCCGGTCAGCGGGGCATCGGATCTCGTCACGCACATTGTCGTAGTACATTTCAGTACCATGAATCTCGCAGAACGGCGGTGAATACGACGGAGACAATTGCTCCCTTTCTGCGTATTAGGGTTTCTCGGGCGGACCCCCGATCGGAGCGGTAAGGTTACCGCTAGCTAAGCCCGAGCCCGGAGGTCCTGCCCACTTATGATTATAGCCGATCGTCCCGGAAACCGCGCGATTTCGGCCGATTCGGAGGAGCGCCGTGACGCTGCGCTCCTCGCGGCAAGAAGACTAGTTCGATTCGGAATGCCTGTTTTCCCGGCAAGAGTAGATGAAGATGGAAACCCTGACAGGAACGATACGAGATGGGCGCGCTGGCAGCGTTACCCCGCTGACTACGATGTTATCGCAGGCTATCGGCCGGGGGACGCGATGGCCGCGGTCTGCGGCATAACGTTTGATGTCATAGACATCGACCCGAGGAACGGCGGCAAGTTCTCTTTCAACAGAATGTCGGAGGAACTTGGAGAGTCGGCCCCGAAAGTATACGGAATGGCCAAGACCCCAAGTGGCGGCACGCACCTGTATATCGCAGCTCTTGGGATAGGTAGCCACAACGGATTTATGCCGGGCATCGACCTGAAGGGCGGCAATCCAGAGGGTAGTGGTCGTGGGTTCGTATTCATCCCTCCGACGATAAGGCCAGTCAAGGGGGCCGAGGGAGAGAATGGAATTCTTCCCGGAGGATATGCCGACAAAGGCATACGAATGGGCACCTACAAGTGGATAGAGCCAATAAAGGCACCTGACGGCGATCCATCGTCAGAGGAAATATCATCGTACATTCTTGCTGCGATAGAGTCACAACGATCTACGAGACAGACTGGTGTTCACGGGAACAGAGCTTCTACAGACAAGCTCAGAGCTGAGTGCATAAAGGCTGAGTCAGGGGAACAGAGGTCAAGTCTTCTCCGGTACGTCCACGAGCTCGAGCGCAAGGGTTACGACAAGCCTGACATACTCGTGCTGCTGAGGCAACTCGCTGCTGATATGCCGGTGTACGACGCAAAACGACCATGGTATCCGGTTCGCGGAAGGAACCCGGACAGAGAGCTTCTTACACTCTTTCATCGCAGCGGACGGGTGATCCCAGACGCAACAGATGAAGAGCTGTCTATCCTAGAGGGTCCTAGCGTAGCTCGTGCCGTGCCAATGGGCCTTACCCCATTCTCTGAAATAGATCGTGGCCTTAGCAGCTGGCTATGGAGCAGGTATATAGCAGTAGGGGACATAACAATCCTTGATGGTGACGCTGGTAACGGTAAGTCCCTTGTTACCCTAGATGTAGGGGCAAGGATGACGCGCGGCAGAGATATGCCAGATGACTCTGACAGTACACAGGGAGCGATATCAGTTCTGCTGCTAGCTCCCGAGGACAGCGATCGTGTAACGGCCGGACGCCTAGAGGCTGCCGGAGCTGATATGAGTCGTGTGTACCGACCGGCTCTGACCCTGAAAAAGAAAAAGGGAAGGGATGCCCTCGCCTACTCTGGCGATGAACTGGTAAGCTTCCCCAGGAGTGTTCAGAAACTAAGGAACTGGATCGTAGCTTACCGCATACAGCTAGTTATTGTCGACCCTATCTCTGCATTTCTCGGTGAGAAGGTGAACAGCAACAACGACGCGAGCGTCCGCCAGGCGCTAGCGCCGCTAAGCGCTATGCTCTCTGACGTAGGGTGTAGCGCCGTATTCGTGAGACATTACAACAAGGACACAACACTCAAGGCTGCGCATCGTGGAGGTGGCTCGATCGCATTCGGTGCTGTATCACGTATACAGCTTGTCAGCGGTGAGGTACCCGAGGAGAAGGCGACCAAGTTCGACTGCGACGGCAGGGTGTTCGGCATCACCCAGGTAAAGAACAACCATCTAAGTCGTCGTCCTGGATACACCCTCGCGTATACGATCCAGGATAGTAGTGTCGTTGCCGACACTGACGGCAATATGGCGCCATGCATCAAATGGCTAGGCGAACTGACGCTAAGCGCCGACGAGCTAGCTGGCTCCGAGGTAAAGACGCGCCGTGGCCCAGCGCCAATAGTGCAGGAGGAAATTATAGAGGTACTCCTGTCCATGTTCGAGCACCAAGAAGTTTGGGATGCTGCTGATGCCATCAGGGAGATCAAGGCGTCTGGCGTGACTGCCAATCATGGTACCATAAACAAAGCGAAGAAGTCACTCGGTATTAAATCTGTCGCCATTCGCGAACGGGGGAAGCCGGGAACCCAGGGTTGGAACTGGGTCATGGACGTAAAGCAGGGGGTTAGCGATTATGAGTTATACAAATAGGTGCATGGGTAAACGGTACCGCAAAGACATACCGTGCCACTATGGCCATGTTGCCATGCACCGGAGGCTAAGGTGTAGGTATATTCCTGGCTGTATGGTGTTACATTAGTAGTACCCTTCACGTAAAATGCTCGTAAGATAGGGTAGCGCTATTCCCGTTGCATAAGGTACGATAGGGCCGTGACGTATCGTGCGCTACGGGGCGAGCCGAATACTGGCGAAATGGGCGTAGTTTACCTGCTGCACCTAGATTCACCAATTCATGTCCGACAGCGCGCAAGGCACTATACAGGATGGGCAAAGTCACTAGAGTCAAGACTATCCCATCACGCAGGAGGCACAGGAGCAAGAATGCTTTCGGTGGCGGTGCAGCGAGGAATAGGATGGACGGTAGCCAAGACTGAACCCGGAGACCGTAACCGAGAGAGACAGCTTAAGAACCAGGGTGGTGCAAGCCGTCGATGTCCAATATGCAGAGAGCAGGCGAGGAATAATGCCCTACAGACGATCTCGTGATGTGACCGAGAAAGATCGTGCCATGTCAGCCCATATCCGGAAGATCCGGTCTGGTCTGCGCAATATACAGACATCATGGCGTTACGGCAGCTACATGGATGAAACCGAAGACAAGAAGAAGGAGACTCTTCTCCAGATATACAGGTCAGCGGAAGATGTCCAGCAAGAAGCTTTCAACCTCAAGGCGCTGATTGCAGAATGGGCTAACATAGATGTCGAAGCTGGCCTTAAGAAAAAGGCAGAGAGAAAACTGCGTATTCCCCAGCATGAAACCGAATGCGAGGAGTACGCGCTATCTACGGAATCAGGGAAGCGCATCGACAATGACTTCAACTCTGAGGTGATCACAGATGACATGTACTATGACCGCCTCGACTCGCTGATCGGGGCGATACACGCAAACGACGAGTGTCCGGTAAGGCACCATGCAACACTGGACAAGAAGTAATCATGCCAAAGGTAACGCGTCCGGTTCGCAAGAGCAGAGTCAAGCCGAAGCCCGTAATACAGCCAGAGGTAACGGATGGCTTCGACGTCACTATCAAGCCAGAACCGCACAGCATAAGACAGGGATATGGAGTAACATTCTACAAGCACGGCCCGAGCCACGGATTCACCATAACAGACCTTACGCGCGCTGAGATAGCGATTGTGCACAGGATCCTCGGGGAGTTTCTCGGGGAATGATTGCGTTAAAAGAGGCCATACTTGACAATAGATCAGGTGAAGAAAATCCAGGCTGATCTTGGCCTCGGCAAGCTTCATGTCGTGTACATCGACCCCAATTCCGGGTTTTGGATGGCGCATACAGACGATGAGCGTGGATCAGGAATTGATTTGGAAGAATGCCTTTTCCACGAGCTGATGTGCGAACAACCGTACGTCAGCATAGCAGGATACTACACCATACGAGAAGACGGTTGGATAAGGGCGATATCGTTCTAGGGAGAAAGAGATGGGCGGCAACGTTCAGGTAGCTATCGCACGCAAGGACAAGCGTCTCCACAAAGGATGGCACTTGTTCGCTTTTGTGCTCACCGGAGGGGCGAGCGCACCAGTAACTGCAGCCAAGGCTGTCACCAACGCAGGATACAACGCTAGGACAAGACAATTGACGTCAGTGCCCGTCCCAAGGCCAATGGGAGAGCGAACACTCGCCGACAGATTCCGCAAGATCGCCAAAGGGTCGAGTTCGTTCTGATGCGCAGGAACCTGGCAGAGAACAACAGGAACCTGGTCGAGGGAAACAAGCTTACGCACGTAGGCGTGAACACGGCTAGGTTCCTGTCGCTCAGGCTTTCGCAGGCCAGGGCAGGAAACAGCGAATGGGTTTATGCCGCCATTCCATTCTCGCTGGCCCTGAACGATCTCAGATGGAGAACGAGAGGAGAAGGATGATGATGCAGCACATCAGGGAGGTCTACGCTATGCTGTACGCTACGTGGGTGTACAACTTCGATAGGTGGGCCTGGAAGCGTCGCTGGCGCAAGATCAGGAAAGCATACCAGGAGTTCCCCGAAAACTTCGAGCGCTGGTACACAACAGGAAACTGGCACCGCGAGAAAGGCTAAAAATACATCTCTATCTGGCCAACTTGGAATTGGACCAGACTCTGGCATGCCATAAACGGCAGTTGCGCGTATTGCAATGTACGATACCCGAATCACAAGTTCGGGTGTTCTAGCCGGTAAAGCGGTTTTCGCCGTTAGGGTAGCGCGCGAGCCGGGAACGCGGTACGCTTAGCTTAGTGCCCGCGTAGAGTAGGAGTCCTCCAGTGTTCACATGCGGAAACTGCAAAGGGAAGCACAAGAAGGTCGCTGAGGCCAGGCGCTGCTATATGGCAGCACCTGAGCGTAGCATGACCGACCCGCAGCTTTATCTGATCAACACCCTCCTCGCGGAGAGGGACATGACCCTCCTGCCGGACGGCAGCGATCCTGACGTTCCGCGTGCCAACATGACACTGTCTGAGGCTAGTGCAGAGATATCTCGTCTTCTACTCATCAGGGTATCTGTTACCATGGAGCCTACCGCTGAAGCAGCCAGCGATATGGTGACCGGCAATGGCAATCTTCCTGTCGGATACCACGCCATGGGGTACGGCATCCCGGAAGGGTACTATGCCGTCAAATCGATTACCGGGAACAATGACTTTGACTTCTTCCGAATCGATCACCCTGACAGAGGCAAGTGGGCCGGACACACTTTCGTCAAGCGCGTCATCGGGGGCCACGCGGACGAGAATGTCCGTGGCATGCAAGCTAGGTCAGCCATACTGGCCATATCAGAAGCAGGACCCGAGGCCGCCGGTGAGCTGTATGGCAAAGAAGTCGGCAACTGCTACAAATGTAACATTCACCTGACCAAGTACGCGAGCCGCGTGTTGAAGATGGGGCGAACCTGCGCCGGTAAGGTTGGCAAGGGTGAGCTATGGGATCGCATACAGGCGGAAGCCGGAGAGGAAAGCGATGGCGTTCAACAAGTTCCTGCTGCCAGAAGAGGCAAAGGCACAGTACCAGCGAGTCGCCGACCTACTCGGTCCGGTAGGCGAACCCGCGCTGCTTGAGCTGTGCGAGATGGTCTGGCATGATGGAAGCGACTCCGCATACTGGGACAGCGCCAGTTAAAGTCTCTGCAAACTTCCGGCCCGTGCTGCGTCAACTCGGCTAGGTAGATGGCGCCAATACCCCCAAGCACGGGCCGGATCCAAACTTAACTACAGCAAGAGGAGGTGATTCAATTGATTGGGTTCTACTACTTCAACGTGAACATGTGAATGCACCTCGGCGCGGCCGGCAAGTCCGCGTAGGCTCGGCGCATAGAAGCGAGCTACGCGGAGTGATCTGAATACAACTGAATACGGAAATAGACCGCAGACCAGCTCAACAACAGCGCTGGTGATGCAAGGAGATGAATATGGATCGCAAGGGCCAGTACGTCGGGACCCACGGCATGCAATGCTGGCAGAACGGCCCTGACCAGGCCGGCAACAACTGGGAGATGGATCTCGTCTTCCAGAACAGGCAGTCCTTTTTCAACCTGATCTAGCCGGCACCTCCGGCCAGACGTCCGGCTCGCATTCTTACTGTCCGACGGGCAGCAGTCCCAAAGGGTGCGAGCCGGGCTCTGGAAGGAGGTTGGGCAATTGATTTCAGATAGCCAGATCACCCTGGAACAGAAGGCACACATAACTTCTGACCTTCAAGATCTGGGCATATTCCTGCCAGAGTGGCTCGCATATGGCATGACGACTGCAGAGTTCGGCAGCTTTTGCAGGGCTGCGGCCAAAGCGAAGCAACGGTACAACACAGAACTGATTGGGATGACAAGAAGTGCTTCTGGAGCAAAGAATCGCCAACTACACGGCGCAGACCGGCCGGGACGACGTGAAGCCGGGCGCACAGGCGCGCAGAGCCAGGCACAAGCGTAACGGGAACGACCAGGAAAAGCGAGACATCAGTGGCGCAACGAGCATTAAACTTCTGCGCCGAATAATCAAGCTAAACAAGAAAACAAAGGAGCCCGGCCGAGCGCATGCTCACGGAAAGGAACGTTGCGCGATATGCCAGCCACTCCCGCAGAGGAAGATCGCTCTGCACAACGAGGAGGGAGGCGACCCAAGGGCATGGAAACCGTCGTCATCTCATCAGTCGTAATACTCGGCGCTTCAGCATTGGGTCTCGCAGCCCTATTCGCGAAGAATGCCGTGCAGGAGCACTTTCGTAAGGCAGAGCAGAGGGCGTACGAGAAGCAGTACGAGCATCTTGATGTGGAGCAGGGATGGCTACAATAAGCAATAGGGCAGACGTAGACATCCTGATCAACAATTGCGGCGTCTACCCTGGAGACGAGGACAGCTTCACCGGTCCTGTCGTAAGGATCGTCGAGTACACCAACCTGATCGGAGAGACTCTGTTCGGCGTCGTGTACGAGATCGAAGCCGCAAAGAACATGCTAGACCGGTACGACCATCAGAGCGACTACGTGCGTAACCCCAAGGTCATCTGGAAACACGCGGAGTGGTACAAATGAGCAAGATGTTCGTGATCGCCCTCGATGTGTCCGATGGTACGGCTATGGGTTTTCTGCGATCTGTGCAGAACAACAAGAAGGTTAAGTATCAGGCCGAGGACGGAAGGTCCGTCGTGGCTAATGTCCTTTACATCTATCCCACCGACAAACAGGGTAACTGCGAAGAGCACACATCCTCTCGCAAGGAATCCGGGTAATTCCGGCCGTAACAGTAGGGTTTTCTCCAAAACACCCCGCCCCGTTTTCCAGAAAACGACAGACAGGGAAACAACCCCGACCCCAGAGGAGCAAGACATGGCCACGATGAATCAGCACAGGATGATTCCTGTAGCCCAGATACATCCCAACCCAAACAACCCACGCCACGAGGCCGGGGACGTGTCAGATCTCGCACGCTCCATTAAGGTCCTGGTAGACCAGGGGAGGCCAGCCCTCGAGCAGCCGCTCCTGGTCACGCCATCACCGCAATTCGGCGGAGATCACTTCATGATCCTCGATGGCTATCGTCGCTGGGTCGCAGGCAGGACCGTTGTCCGCTCCCTCGAATGCTCCATTCGGTATCTCCGTGAAGACGAGGATCCGGTTCAGAGCGCACTATTCACCGGACTAATCACCTCCATCCACAAGCTGGACCTAACGGCTCTGGAGAAGGCTGATGCATTCGGCAGGATGCGAGACGAATTCGGTATGTCCCAGACGGACATAGCGAAGCAACTAGGTGTGACGCAGACGACAATCAGCCGATATCTATCCCTGCTCGAACTGTCAGACCAGTCACGGGGGCTTGTCGTGTCCGGCAAGCTTTCCGTAGACAAGGCGGTCGATGCGGTTAAGTCCCATCGTGCCAAGGACAGGAAGAAAACCGGCAAAAAGCCGGTCGATATAGGCTGGGAGCCGGATGCGTTTAATCCATCTCATCCCCTGGCACGCAAAGCCAAGACGATGTGCGACGCTCGCGAGCACGGTACGCGCCGTAGGTTCGCCGGTGCTTGCCATGCTTGCTGGGAGACAGTCATCAGACAGGACGAGGCTAAGGCGACGAAGGTCGACTTTATGACCGCAGGCTCCCCGGACCTTCAGTTCCTGCCGCCAGCAATACTAGAAAACGGTATCGCTGGCGTGAATGGGACGACAGGTAACCATGACTAGCCTATCTGATACCAAAAGGATGATCATGTCTGACATCTCGGAAAGAATACTCAGGCATGAAATCATCGACGGTAATATCCTGCCGGACAATCCGATGGCTATTCAGGTCGTTGGCAAGTCTGAGGCTAATCTTCAGGTCCGTGTGATCTACAGAGATGTCGCTCCATATTACTTCCAGGCAACCCGTGCCTGACATAATCACCGTCACGCTGGAGGACGGTAGTAAGTACGTTTACCAGGGACGTATGGCCGAAAAGTCGCTTATGTTTCTGGCGGCTACCGGTTTCCTGGACGACTTGGTAGATCAGGCTGTCGCAATACAGGAGCAAGACTGTGCAGGCTAGATACGTCTGGTCGGACGTGATAGACAAGGACTCTGGTATGGTCAGGGTGCTGAATGAACAGTGCAAAACTTGCATCTTTCGGCCTGGCGACATAATGAGCCTCGGCACCCGTAGGATGCACGAGGTTGTACAGGGCAACCTGCGAGCTAGCTCGCTACTCACATGCCACGCCACGCTACCTGGCATGCCCAAGGACGATAACTATCAGCCAGCTTCCTGCCGAGGATTCTGGGATCTTCACGGCATGCGCACGACAGCAGGCATCATCGCCGAGTACATCATCGGGGTCACATTTGTTTCACCTCCAGAGCAAGAGGATGGAAATGATGGCTCTGCAAGTACCTAATCCGAGGTACGGATACTGGCTGCCTAACGGCAGCCTCATGCAAAACCTTAATGGCAAGACTGCATGGGGCATGGACATCCACAGCCTGTCTACGGTAGCCAATGCCATAAACGCCAGCGTAATCCTTCTGCGCTATTGCAGGTTCTGCAAAGATCATCACCCCGGCAGCCAGGATGGATGCAATAGCATGCCTCCGCTAGCTATCCCGCACAAGTGCATGGAGAGTGAAGATGCCCTCTAAGTATGACCCGGTGATAAAGGGACAGAAGTGGAACTGGAACGGCCTCAGGTGCCTAGTCCAGAGAGTTGCCGAGGACGGGTCCTGGGCGGACCTAAGAGTGTTTCCAGTTAACTATCCGAGAGCCGGGTACTTCCCGAAGAGGATGGAGATACCATTCCCTGACGGCTTCACGCTGATACCCGAGAAAGAAGAACCGAAGTGAGCAACGTATTCCTGGTGACCATCAAGCTTCCGAGAAACCCGAAGCATAACCCACAGAACAAGATCGTCGGCCGCTGCCCATTCTCGGACGAGTGTACTGACAGTACCGGTGAACACCACACCGGCATCGTATCTGCCAGCGAACAAGCGGTCGTCGAGATGATGTATGGCCCGGAAGGAATGGGCCACCATATCACCCGCATCGAGAAAATGAAGTGAGTTACCGCGAACGCCTTCTTGTCGCTGCCACAGAGGCCGAGTCTATAGCAGACGAGATCAGGATAATAGCACACGCTGTTCGTTTTGACTCGGACTTCTCCGCTGGCCAAGAATCGATGGAAAACGCATACAATAGGTTGTACTGGACAAGGCATAGACTAGGGCTTCTCGTGTCTACACTCGGCGAAGGAACACCCAGAAGAGGACGTAAGCGTGCGCGCAAGAATAACGACTGATGGCAATCACGTACTTGCGGACATACCGTACGCTCGAGGGGAGGGACCTGAGTGGGCAAAAAAGATACCCGGCTCCAAGCCGGTGTATGAGCATGTAGAGGGTAGAGAGAAAGACATGTTCCTCTACTGGCGTTATCCGCTAACAATGGACACATGCCGAACATTCCGGCGTGTTTTCGGGTCCGAGCTGCAGGTAGAACCCGCCCTATCGATATGGGCTCGTGCCGCCATAGCTGCAGGAGAGGCACTTGAACAGCTACGCGACGGCGCGATAGCCCGGCTCCCCCGTGTTGAGTCGGAGTCGCCATTTCTTCACGCCGCTATGATGGACAGGAGTTATCAGCCAGCTGGCGCAGCCTTCATCGCGCTTGCAGGGCAGTGTATACTAGGGGACGAACCAGGACTCGGGAAAACCCTGCAGACATTGGCCGCCCTGATAGAGGCTGACTGTAAAGACATCCTCGTTGGCTGTCCGCGCACAGCCACCCGTAATGTCTGGGAAAGGGAGACGAGGCGCTGGGCACCGAACGTGCAGGTGTTTGTGGCGCAGGGTTCCCGTGCTGAGCGCGAGGACGCTATGGACGGATACGCGGCGTTCCGTAAGAACTGGCCTGAGGTGCAGTGCATGCTCATTATAAACAACGAGATGATCAGGGCCAAGCGTTTCCAGCAGTGCAAGGAATACAAGGACTGGAGCAAGGATGGCAACTTCAGCGGAAGGTGGACGGCCAAGCTCCAGTACGGAAAGTGCAAGCAGGATCACCCTCACAGAGTTGTGCCCGAGTACGAATGGCCATTCCTATTCAAACGCAAGTGGGATGCAATTGTCATCGACGAGTCCCACAATCTACTTGCATCTACGTACAACGTTGGTAGCAAAAGCATCACCCAGGGGCGCTATGGTGCTATGAAACTACGTCACCAGCTTCGGCCACAGGGACTTGCGATAGCTCTGAGCGGCACGCCGTTCCGATCCAAGCTGACCAAGAGCTGGGGCACCCTCAACTGGTGTCGTCCTGATGTTTTTGGGTCTTACTGGAATTTTGCCGGCAATCACTTTGGGGTCGAGGAAGGGAGATACGGTAAAGTGGTGGCAGGAGGAGCTAAGGTTCCAAAGCCACTGAACCAGGAAGGATTTGATGCAGCCATTCGGCCGTATTATCTAGCTCGCACCAAGGAGATGGCCGCCCCTGACCTGCCTCCAATTCTGTACGTAGGGGTGCCGCCAGAGAATGATCCCGATGGCATGAACGGCATATGGCTTGACATGGACCCCAAACAGACCAAATCATACAATAGCATGGCAGCTCTCGCCGAGGCCAAACTTAGGGGCGGCCTGCTCACGGCCAACGGGACGCTCGCGGAGATCACGAGGCTACGACAGTTTTCTACGGCACACGGATACATGGAAGGCAACACATTTGTTCCGGGCCTTCCTTCGAACAAGGTAGATTGGATTCTGCAATTCTTGCTAGAGAGGGAAGGGCATCCCGAGAAGGTGCTTGTTGCATCCAACTTCACGCAGATCGTCCATCTCTTGTCTGTGTGCATAGAGCAGGAGTTCAAGACACCTGTGCTACGCCTGACTGGCGCTACGAGCGACAGAGGGCGCGTCGAAATCAAGGAGAGGTTCAATGATCCTGATGATGACGCGAGGGTGCTTATCGTACAGAGCAAGACTGGCGGCGAAGCAATCACCCTAGACGCCTGCTGCAGTGATCTTGTTATCATGGACCCTCTATGGACCTCTGATGAAGAGACACAGCTCGTCTCCCGCATCCATCGCGTCAGCCGTATACATCAGGTTATGGTGCACCGTCTGTTCAGCCGCAACTCTGTTGATGGATGGATGGCGGCGTATGCTGACGAGCAGCGTGCCGTCATTGAGGCAAACAAGCCAAAGGCAAGAAGGAGAATGGCCCTGGAGGCCGCCAGGTGGCACAAGACAAACCCAGACAGGTAAGGTATCTTGGTCCAAGCCTTACATTTGTGTCATCATCGTATATCAGGGGATCATGGTATGTCGAGGCGGAGAGAATTATGGGGAAGCACATCCTGACAGAACCAATGACTGGGCAGGACACCCTAGACTACCTGGCGAAAAATTATGGTGAGCCGGAGCTTGTTGGACTGGGAACTGGCGATCCGGCCAAGACAGCGAGACGTACTTTGGAGATTGCATACCAGTATGGAATATCAGGGCAGTCCGTTGCCGACGGTTACTACACGGTAACTTGCAGAAAGTTGAGGCGCGGTAAGTATAAGGTTATGTACCGCGTTGAGGACCACACGGAAAGATCAGGTAAAATCGGAGAAGAAATTCTAGGTGATCGGACCGTTAGGGTAGCGCGGACCCCTAAGAGCCGGTATAGTAGGGCTCTCGATGAAGTACGAATTATCCCTGCACATAAGGAGCAAGTTATGCCGCCCCGTGGAGCCACTAAGTCCAGGGCCACCAAGGCCGCCAAGGTCACCGAGCCGGAGCCGGAGGTCGAGGAGGAACTGGACGACGAGCTCGACGAGGACGTCGACGACGAGGACCTGGACGACGAGGACGAGTCCGAAGAGGACGAGGACGACGAGTCTGAGGACGACGAAGACGACGACGATGACGACGAAGACGAGGACGAGGAGGAGGGTGACGACGAGGACGAGGAGGACGAGGAGGAAGACGACGACGAGGAGGACTCCGACGCCGTTGACTACACCCCCTACGCGACCAAGGCGATCACCCCCACGATGGAGGACTTCGCCGCCTGGATGAACCAGGAGATCTTCGAGCCTGTCGGTTCCTCGATCGAGCAGTGCGGCGCTGAGGACCCGGTTCGTCTGGTTGCCATCGCCGGCACCGCGCGCATGGAGTTCCAGCGGTCGCAGTTCAACATCGACCGGCGCGAAGCACGCAAGAACGAGAAGGCAGCCGCTGTCGCCGCCGCCAAGGCCAAGGCCGCCAAGGCACCGAAGACAGAGACCCCGGTCAAGGCCGTCAAGGGCAAGGCTCCGGTCAAGGCTGCCGCTCCTGTCAAGGGCAAGGCTGCCGCGAAGCCCGCCACTCCCGCCAAGACGCCGGGCACCCGTTCTGCTGCAACCCCGCCTGCCAAGGCTGCCCCCGCCAAGGGCAAGGCTACGCCCGCCAAGGCTGCGACCGGCGGCCGAAAGGTCACCCGTACCAAGGGTGTCGCTCCCTACTAGGAACGTGCTGGCTAAGGGGAGTGCGGTCGTGCGGACACCCTGAAAGCCAGCGCCGCTCAGCTGGACTCCGACCAGCAGGGCGATAGGTCCCGGCTCCGCGCTGGCCGTGGGGTCGGGACCACAAAATCTCCACCTTCTGCTTCCCGGAGGGCGGAAACCCCCGGTCCGCACGTGACGCGAGAACGAGAAGCCTTCTGGCCGAAACTCCAAATTTCCTCTGGGGCGGCCACTCGGCGTAAGTCAACGCTGTTGCCTGCGGACCGGGTCCAATTTCACAACCCCTAAGTGAAAGAGCACATAACACTCATGACTGGCGTGCCAACTGAGCCATACGACTTTCGATCTGACCCCGAACAGAGGAGCCAGATGGACGGCATACACGTGCTGGCGGATATAGCGCAGACTCAGAGCAGCGACCAACTGTATGTGCTCCGCAAGGAGCATTCTGAATGGAGAAACCGGCCGCTCGGCAGGCTGCAGCGCTGGCTCAAGTTCGCTGCAGCCCGCCGGAGGACCGATCCTCCCGCTCCCCTCGTCTGAGGCGAGTGTTTCAACCGAGAAGGATGCAGATGTCTAGGTTCAGTAAGATCCGTGCGTTGCTGGTGGGCCTCGTGGTCACTGCCACATGCGCACTCGGGCTTGTTGCGCTGCCCTCGCTCGCGAACGCGGCCGTCGCCGCGCCGCACACCTCATATGTCAAGGCGTTCAACTACCAGTTCGCCGCCAGCAGCGCATTCGTGTCCGCCCACAACGAGTTCAGCAATGCCCCGCTGGACTACCACGACGCCAGCCAGACGCTGGGAGCTGACGGCGTGGACTTCACTGTGAGTACCACCGACGGCGCTGACGTCGGCGTGGTCGTGCCGCTGGGAACGCTCGATTCTCTGTACAACACCAATGGGCAGTTCGTCCCGCCGGTCATCAACGGCGTGGACCTGGAGGGGTACAACCTCTACTTCGGCACGGACGGCTCCGGAACGTACCTGGGGTTCCCGTTCATCAACGATCCGACCAACGACAGCGTTTTCCTCGACCACGGCTCCAGTGACACTCCGGTGGCGTACGACGGCACCAACAAGGCCGCCATGGGCGCGATCAACAACACTGACGACTGCGCGGACTTCAACAGCGTCTGGTCGGGCCAGAGCACCGCAGTCATCCCGAACACCAGCGAGACCCCCTGCGCCGGTGAGGACACCGACAGCTTCACCATGGAGCAGGTCCTCGCGTTCTTCAACAATCGCACGGACAACGGAACCAAGGATCCAGAGGTCTGGGCGTGGATCGGCATCGGCGACGGGCAGACGCCCGGCGGCACCGGTTACGTGACCAGCGTCGACGGCCAGAACCTCGTGAACACAATGCCGGCCAAGACGGCCACGGTGCCCAACGAGATCGGGCGTCACGACCTGGCTACCGCCAATGCCGCTGTTACCTCGGCGGGGCTAGTGGCGGCGGACAAGGGCAACTCCGGTGTCGGCAACCTGGGCACGGTCACCAGTCAGTTCCCGGCGGCCGGCACAGCGGTAGTCCCCGGCTCGACTGTGTCGCTGACATACACCGTTCCTGTTGGGACCGTCAAGGCCCCCAACGAGATCGGCCGCAAGGACCTAGCCTACGCCGAGAGCCTGATCACGGCGGCCGGGTTCGTCCCCAAGGTGGCGGCGGGTAGCTCTTCCGGTACGGGCAACCTGGGCAGCGTTACGGCCCAGACACCGGCTGGCGGCTCCCCGGCTGTTATAGGATCCACCATCACCATCACATACACCGTCGGCTAAGTAGCGACGGACGGCATACTCCGGGTCCTGGCGTTAAGCCATCTCCAATGCAGCCGTAGCGGACAAAGCGAACGCTGGGACCCGGACCATACCGAACAATTGAATAGTGGTGGCCGAGTCGCAGGGTAACACCTGGGACCATCTGATCGAGAACTATGACTGCTGGGCTCGTGACGAGCAGCCTCTTCTTAGGGGTTGTAGGCTGTGAAGAGCGACTACGGACCAGGGCCACCACCCACAAAACGTTAATGCGAAAGGGCCGGACATGACCGAGACTATAGGGCACCTCAATACAGAGGGCGTAAAGGCCGGAGATGTCCTGGCCATTCACACAGACGGTGCTGGCGCTGAACTCATACGTATCGGCGCGTCACTTATCGACGAGGCATGCGCGGCAAACCATATAGCCGTTCTAGACCACCAGGATGCCAAGGGAACATGGTGGTGCATAGAGGGGCGGCCGGGAGGCGTTGGCTGGCAGGACGCGACGGGGTATCTCGGCAGTGTTTACACCGTGACCAATCGCAACCAGCCAAAGACCGACGCCCAGCGCGCTCAGGTGTGCGCAACGATGAAAAGCCTGCTTGGCGTCGGGTATGACTGGGATGCCATCTTCGACGACGGACTCCGTGACCTGCACATACCGGATCCGTGGTCCGAGACGTGGCGTGGCGAGGTGGCCGGGCATGTCGTCTGTTCTAGCGCTGCCGTAATCGGATATGCAAGGGCTGTTCTGGGGTACCCGAAGAACGTAGCACAGCCGCTGGTGCAGCCAGCGGACTGGATCAAGTTCATCACCGACAACCAGTTCCAGTAAGGAGTGTTGTGAGCTACACGTTCGCATTCAGGGTCAAGGACGGGAACCTGTCAGAGCCCCAGGTAAACGGGGATCTGCCCGACGGCGAGTACGTCATCGGAGGGCACGAGGATCGGCTTGGAGCCAGCGTCCACGTCACGCACAAGATGCTCAACGGGATGCACATCGTTGAGGCCCAGCACTACAGCGCGAGGCACAACTACGATCCGGAAAGGTTCCAGGAGACAAAGGCCGAGGAGGCCGCTCCTAGGCCGCCATACTACCAGAATGTCACGCTACCCGGCGACAATCTGGTTGACACCCCCATGGACCCGGACGCGCGAGAGATGGCCGGAAGGCACGAGAGCGGGAAGCTGCCGCGCCGTGTGCCAGCAGACGTACAGGACCCTAGCGAGGCGGAAGTCTACTCCACGACGGATCCTGTCGCTGATATTCTGAGCGAGCGTTCTGGCCATGCACATGATGGCATGGCCCACGTACACGAGACCGGCCCGCAACCAGTGCTGAACGACGAAGAGCGACCCGAGGGGTACGTGCCCAACCGTCCTGTAACACCAGAGCGGGAAGCATTCCCGTATAGCCAGGACTAGCAAGCTCCCGACCGGCCGTTGATACAATGCGGACGTAAGATATGGTCGGTCGGGGTTCCTCAGGGTTGGGGCACAGCTGGGAGGTGAGCTGCCGTGCAGGATAGTATCGACGCAATAGTATATTGTGCTCGACTACGGTCGGGTCGTCGAGAAGCTTGCTCGGTTGGGTCCCTGAGGAGCATGGCGGGGTGGAGCAGTTTGGTAGCTCGCTGGACTCATAATCCAGAGGTCGTCAGTTCAAATCTGACCCCCGCTACGGATGAAGCAATTGCAGCAACGATCGACCGCAGTTCCAAGGTGGGGCGCGCAAACGCCGTGCTTCCGGCTGGGGTTGAACCCCGCCCTGCCACAACAATTTCACAAACAATTGAATCCTGTCCACTCTCGCGGGGTGGACAGGGACCCGGTGGGTTGCCCGAGATGCGCAAAGGGAACGGTCTGTAAAGCCGTCGGCATAGCCTACGCAGGTTCAAGTCCTGCACCCACCACCGGGTTGCTAGCCGTCCGCTCTGGTGCAGCTGACCCCGCAAACGGGAGAGGGTGGGACTGCGGAGATCGGGGAGTGGCTAGCAACCTTCAATGGTAAGCGCCGAGCCTCTAAGCTGGGTGGCTGCAACTGGATGCCAGTCCGGGGCCGGGCGGGTCGTTTTCCTCTGGCAAGGGAAACGAGCGCCCGGCTGTTTAACGAATTCAGGAAGGGACTATGAAGGCAAGGACAGCAGCAATCGCAGTCGTGGCCGCTATCTTGCTCACAGGGTCGACATCTGCTGCATCGGCAGAGTCTACACACGCACCGACCAAGCCTGGCCCAAGGGGTGTTAATGCTACCGGATTCATTCGGTCGTCGGTTCACCCCGGATGGTGCATAACGGCACCGCACACCGTGGAGGAGGGGACACCGCTCGTCGCTGCTCAGTGCGTGCCGAAGGATGCCTTCCAGACATTCTTCTGTACTAGATTTCGGGGTTTCGGGGAATGCGCCCTGCTCGCCAAGGAAGAGCCACTGGACATAGGGCAGAAGGGGACGCTCAACCTTGTTCGCGCAGTTGACCCGGACAAGAATCCTGGCGAAACCTTGTTCGTCCTGAACTACATCGAGCTGAAGGACGGACACTGGGCGGTTCGGCTGCCGGGGTATCACGGGTATCAGCTTTCGTTCCCGAACCATGTCATCGCCAGGCACACAGCATCCCTCCACTGGCTTAAGTCCAACACAAAGAACTACACGACGGCCCTGATATTCCCGGAATGGAAGGAGGACGAAGGTAGCAAGTGAAGACACGGGGAGGTAGCTCAGCTGGTCAGAGCCGGGGACTCATAATCCTCAGGTCCTGGGTTCGAGCCCCAGTCTCCCCACAGGGAAGGAGTTCGTAGATGGGCGCACCTAGAGTCCGTGTCGTGTCTTGCGTGTCGTGCACCACAGCGGCGACGCCTGCGAGCTTCTTCCCGTGATGATGCCGCAGGGATCCCAAGGGGGTAGCGAGAGCGGCGTGGGTTGCCGGTTCAAGTCCGGCCCGCTACCCCCACCTAACCATCATATCCAACGAGGAGACAGAAGTGGCTGACACAGACGAGACCAAGCCCGTCACGCCGGAGCCCAACGACACGAGCAGGCCGGACCCGGTGCCGACTACCGTTACTGCCGATTCTAGGGCGGACGAAGAGACCAAGCCTGAAACGGCAGAGGCCGAGAACTTGGCCACCGACGTCAGCAAGGCCGAATCTGACGCCAAGCCAGTCGTTATCAAGCTGGAGCATGCCATCGCCTTCATCGACAAGTTCCAGGAAGAGAACCCCGGCCTGCGCTCCTGGCTCGCGCAGGGCCTCAAGGACGGCCTGAGCGCCATCGAGCACCACGAATCCTGATCACCCGCCTCGCCTGGGATAGCCTCCCGGGCGGGGCACTTCCAGTTACGGAGAATCAAATGCTTTCGTTCCTAACTGTAGGGGCGCTCGCAGCGTCGCTTATGTCACCGACCGTCGCTGTCCAGGCAGCCCCGTATGAAGCGCCTCCGGCATACACCACCACCGGTCTCATTCACCCGAACGGGAATCCTGGATGGTGTATGACAGCCACCGGAATAATTACTGGCCTTCCGGTTATCCTGATGAAGTGTCTTGGCGGAGACAGGGCACAGATCTGGTTCTCGTACCGGCTTCCGTACGACGGCGGCATCAATCTGGCGTCTTACCCGGACGCCGTGGTCGCCCGTATCAAGAGCAGGAAAGCGGTGCAGATATTCTATGGCACCAAGCCGGGCGACTACAACAGCCTAATCGAGTTCACGCCATTCGATAAAGGGTGGCTTATGGACATCAAGCAGGGAAAGAGCACGTACTTCATTACCGTGCCGACCACCCTAAAAGCCGGGAGGAAATACCCGGTCAATTTCACGATCGGAACGAAGACCGAGAAGAAGCAGCAGGAGTGGGAGTTCTTTCCAGCATGGAAGAAACTCGATGATGTCGTGGTGAGCGTGTACAACATCCACGCGGCGGTATAGTCGAGATGCTGACGCTGCCCATCGTCACGACAAGCGAGCGTACCTGTTTCCGACGTTGCCCGCAGAAGTGGTACTGGCGGTACGTGGACGGTCTTGTGCCAAAGGGTGATGTGCCAGACGCACTTTGGTTCGGCATCGGAGTCCACGAGGCACTAGCTGCCTGGTACCTGAAGGGGAAGAAACGTGGCCCGCATCCCGCTGACACCTTTCTTGAATGGCTTGGCGATGAGCAGCGTCACATACTCGTGTCCCCGGCTGATCACGAACGAGCCGAAGGTGAGCGTGCAAAGTTTGACGACGCCAGAGAACTCGGTGTATCCATGCTGGAAGGATACGTCGAGAATTACGGCAATGACGACCACTGGGACGTTCTTGCTATCGAGCGACCATTCAAAGTCCTTGTTAAATATAGGGGCATTTCTGTCGCTCACTTCTGGAGCACGTGGGACGGCGTATACCGTGACAGAAGGGACGGCCGTATCTATCTGATGGAGCACAAGACTGCCTCCCAGATACAGCCAGCTTACCTCGAGCTCGACGATCAGGGCGGCGTCTACTGGGCGCTGGCCGGGGCTATCCTGCGCAAGGACGGTACACTGAAGGACGGCGAGGAAATCGCCGGAATTCAGTATAATTTCCTGCGCAAGAGTCGGGCTGATGAACGTCCGCGGGATGCGAGCGGCGCTTACCTGAATCAGAATGGATCTGTCAGCAAGCGTCAGCCGCCGGAAAGATTCGTCAGGCCTGAGCCGATTGAACGCAGCCGAGCTGAGCGCAGGACCCAGCTTGAGCGTCTGGCCAATGAGGTCACATGGATGAATGCCATGCGTGACGGGACAATGCCTGTCATCAAGAGCACAATGAAAGACTGCACATTCTGCGAGTTCTTCATCATGTGTAAGGCTCACGAGCGCGGTGGTGACGCATGGAGGCAGATCGCTAGGGCTCAGTTCAATGGTGACCAGGACCCATACGACCGTTATCGGAAGGCAGCATAATGTCGATAAAGGTAGGGCTACACATGCCCGCGTCAGTTGCGGTTAGCATCGCTCATCGAAAGACCTTGAGGCAAGTCCAATTCGATAGCCCCAAGGACCTGCTTGTCTATCTGCAGATGCACCCAGAGTTGGCTAATGAAATAGAGAACAACGAGTATCAATGGACGATAGAAGAGCCAAAGGGGTAGATATTACCGCTTTCGACCGAAGCTTCTGTCAATTTTGCATTACGGCTATCTCGCGGTATAATTAGGCGTGACCGAAGGGAACATAGTAAATGGCTCCTCCTGCAAGACGTGGTGCTAGGCGCGGTGCTCGCGCAACCTCGAGGGCTCAGCGTGAAGAGCCGGAGAGCATGGAGGTTGATGAGGTCGAAGTTGAGATCGAGGACCTCGCAAGTTTTGACGAGAGCAAGAACATCCTCCTATTCGGACCGAGCGGCGTGGGCAAGACAGTGCTCGCAGGCGGTGCTCCCAACGCCACATTCTTCTCGACAGAGAAGGGAGTTGTCGCCGCGAAGCGCGCGGGGCACAAAGCAGGTCTGATTCGGGTTCCCACCTGGGAGCACTGTGTCGCTGGCCTCAAGGTAGCCGACGATAGGCTTGGTCCTGAGGACTGGATGGTTGTAGACAGCCTGCCGAAAATGCAGATGCTGTACATTCGGTGGATCCTTAGGATGAACAACATCAAGAACGGTTCTCGTGACCTGGACATCCCGGCTATCCAGGATCACCAGAAGTGGCAGAACGGTTTCATGCGGTTCGTCGATCACATAGTCGACGCGCAATACAATTCGATCCTGATCGCAACTCAGATGATGAGTGAAGATGAAGAGGGAGAGGAGCGGGTGCTCCCCGCCATCCAGGGTAAGAAGGGCGCAATAGCCGAGTATGTATGCGCCCAGACTGACGTCAATCTCTATTACAGTGTTTCGGCTGAGGCGAGCAGCAAGGGCAAGAGGGTGCGGCGTGCTCTGGCCCAGCCTGAGCCTCCGTTCCATGCTAAGGACAGGTTCAACTGTCTTGGCGATTATGTGGACGTTGTCGACGGCGATTACGGAGCTATGCGTGGCATCATTGAGCGAATTCAGGGAAGCCTCGACGAGCGACCAGACGGAGACGAAGTACGTCAAGTGCACTCTGCACAACTGCATCGTCGTCCGCGGAGGCGGCCGAAGACTCCTGCATAAAACATCTGGTGCTATATGCACCAGCGCCAGGTTCCAACTCGTGTGGATAAGGAGGGTAGATCGTGACGATGCATTCGGATCGTTCGGAGATGTCGCAGCAGAGAGCGAAGTCGGACCGTGACGTCGAGACCTTCATTCTCCGTACAGAAGGTGGCCCACATCCGGGCGACAGACTTTTCCATGAATCAGACCTGTCATGGCCAGCACCCGGTTTCCTTGTTGACAATGGCGGGAAGTACATCAAGATCTCCGAGAGCGATCTCGGCCCACAGGACGCTAACGGCCATTGCCTGCGAAGCGTACTGTACCGATGGGAGCCGGACTTTGTGTCTGGCGTAACAGGATAGAAAGGCAGGATAGTTTGCCTAGGTTCAAGGTACCAGATGAGCAGATGGACATCGATGAGCTCGAGAATGCCGAGTTCGACGAAGAGTCTCAGTTCAAGCCGTACACCGGCGAGCAGCCTCCGAAGGGGACGATCCTTCGCGGCCTGATCAAGAAGGCGTGGCTGACAGAGTCCGGCGCTGGCGCTTCAATGCTCAAGGTGATCTTCGAGGCCAGCGAGGAATCGGGCAAGTATGAAGGGCTGGGTGTCTGGGACAACATCGCATTCCAGACCAACACCAAGTTCCGGTGGTTCCCATTCCTGCAGGCAACGGGCCTGACGCTACTGGCCATCAAGAACAGGATCATATTCGTCAGCGATGACGACGACAACATTGGGTCCCCGATCAAGAAGATCGGCAAGGACTGGGTGGTCGGCGAGGACAGCACCGCAGTCATGATCGTGACCAAGCGCGAGCGGCGCGACGGCGAGTGGGTCACCGGAGTCGACTCCTGGCTCGAGTACGAGCCACTGGATGATGATGAAGACGAGGAGGACGAGGACGATGACGACTACGAGGAGGATGACGAGGAAGAGGAGGACTCTGAGGAGGACGAGGATGAGGGCGAGGAGGATCTGGGAGATGGAGAGGAGGATGAGGAGGAGGACCTAGAGGACTACGTGGACGAGGAGGAAGAGGAGGAACCTGCCCCTCCCGTCAAGCCCGCTAAGCGGCCCGGTACGCGGTCGGCGGCCGGGAAGCCCGCTACCCCTAAGCCGACGGCCGCTAAGCCCGTACGTGCGAGCTCTGCTCCGGTTAAGACGACCGCCCGAAAGGCTACCGCTAAGCCGGTAGCGCGCGGTAGGGTTAAGGGACGGTCCACGGCCGGGTACGACGAAGAGCCACCCTTCTAAACGGCTGGCAGCACAACCCCTTACTAGACGTCCGGCCTGAGCTTCCGCCGCAGGGGCTCAGGCCGGACCCCAGGAGACGCTATGTGGATAAAGAGCTCCCTGAGCTTTGCCAACGGCAACTGCGTCGAAGTTGAACTACAGACTAATGGTGAAGTCTGGGTTCGCAACAGCAAGAAACCAGAAGAAGGCACACTCAAGTTCACGGCAGCCGAATGGGGAGCATTCATAGGCGGCTGCAAAGCAGGGGAATTCGGAACGCGTCACCGCACAAAAGGAAGCAGGAGATAACGGTGAAGATCGGTCCTCTCAACCGACGTGATGCAGGATGGGCGAGCATCGCTTCCGCCGGCATCGCTGCTGCAGCAATTGTCGCAGGCTGCGCATCTGGCACGCCTCAGCTGGATGACCTGAACAACTCACCCAACGTATACCCCAACTACTCGTCGACGATCCTCAATGTCGACAATATGCCGAATATCGGTATGATCTGCTACGACGGCGCAGGTTTCGCCACCACTACGCGCGACGCGGCTGGTGCCATCCGGCTCGTGCCGGAATGGGACAAGTTCTGTGCGTCCCAGGAGGGCAAGAAGGCCACCCAGCACGGTCAGCCGTAAGAAAAGGCCATAGCCAATAGGGCAGGAATGAACATGCCATACTATGCAGTAGGGACAGACGGAAAAGATTCGTCCCACGTCATGTTTAGCGTGAGCAGCAACGTTCCTGGCCCTATTGGCCCTGCTGGCATACTAGCGTCAGCCTTGTGGTCTGGAGGAAGCAGGAAGTTTACTCTATGCGGTCTTCCGGCCCTGCACAGTTTCAGCACTCTTAATCCGTCAGACGTTTCATGTGAACACTGCAAGATGATGATGGCCGTTGGCGTAGCCGCCGGGGTACGCGAGCCGCCCGCTAATGGCTGGGCTGGTGTCCTATGCATATTTTTGGTTGTTGCCATATTCCTCGTGATATATCTTTCCGTCAACGGTTAGGCACAAAATGTTCGACACCGAGAAGCCGCCGGTTATCACGCACAGCGACAAGACGCCTGTACTGGTGCTTAGCTTCGACGAGAACCCTGAGGCCAAGGAACCGTACCAAGAATGGGTGGATAGCGGTGAGGCATGGGACGCTTTCGGCCTATGGTATGACACTCACTACGACCGCATGTAAGGAGCGATGGAATGGAAGACCTGAAATTTCGTAAGATGGACCTGAACGAGAAAGTGTCCATAGAACTGCCGGCTCATGCATGGCTGGGATTTTTGTTCGCATACGCTTCGTCTGACTGGAGCGACATGTGCGCCAATCGTATGTCAGAGGCGGTTCAGGAAGCATTGCTGGATCCGCTGTACCTGAAGGAGCGACAGGCGCAGCAGCAGGCCCATGCCGATATGCATAACGCGGCATTCGCGCAGATGACAGGACAGAAGATAGAGGTACCGCCGAACATCACTGACTTCACGGGATTCATTCCCGAGGTGCCAGAAGACCCGACAACTGAAGCAAACAACGACCCCAATGGAGAATAGCTAAGTGATCGTCGATGTGATCGGATGCGGACCTGCTGGCCTAGCTGCAGCGCATGCGGCCATAGGGCTAGGCGCTGATGTCGTGATCTATGCGCCAAAGGCAAAAACTCCTCAACGCGGGCCGCTACTTATGCAGCGTCCGATTCCGGGCATCAATACCGGACACCCGGACGGAACGATTCACCAGGTGGTGATAGGTGGTAGTATCCTCGACTACCGATACAAGCTTTACGGCGACATCAACATCGGCATCAACGGCGACATGCTCGTCCCGCAGTACTTCGCATGGAGGCATGGCGAGACATACGACAAGCTATGGAACATGTACCAGCATCTGGTCTGTGACCGTCGTGTGAGGGCTACGGAGCTAGCCTCCATGCATGAGAGGTCAGATCTAGTCGTTAGTACCGCAAATGCGGAGTCTCTTTGTATGCGAGCGCACAAATTCGCGTACAAGGCTGTCGAGGTTACGACAGCCGTATCATACCCTGAGCAGCCTGAGAACACCCTGATATTCAATGCCGGACAGAAGCCGGACTGGGTTCGTAGTTCGCTTGTATTCGGCGTGGGGTCGACGGAATGGCCTGTCGGCAAGGCCCCCAGAGGCGCTCATCTTATCCGCAAGCCTATCAGTACGGATTGCGACTGTTTCCCTCACGTCCTCCGCACCGGACGATTCGGCAAGTGGAAGAACGAGACGTGGGTTGACACAGCTTACTGGGACACATACAATGCCGTAGATAGCATCATGCACAAAGACGAGAGGAAGAAGATAAATGCCATCGCAGGATTCGACGGAGCAGTTCTGCTCGATATGCCAGTTGATCGCTAACCGGAAGTATATCGAGCTCCACGAGCACGGGGTCCTGTTCGTCCCTGACAATGCGATCAAGCCGGGGCACATAATAGTCGCCCCTCGCATACACATCAGGAATGCCCTGATGAATCCAGTCATAACAGCGCAGGTGTTCAGGTTGGTCGCGATGCGTGCAGCCGTACTTGCTCCTGTTTGCACCATAACCACGACGGTCGGCAGCGAGGCCGCCCGGATGATACCGCATATGTACGTCCACATCATCCCATCAACCGACAACGAGATCGAAGAAGACAGGAAGAAGAGGATCGATGAATCACGAGCCCGCGAAATCGAAGGTTAACGTCAGCCGCAACCCCGGCACAGACGTGGTCAGGTACGCGGACGTCGCGATGTACCAGGCACAGCACAACGAAGCGGCAGACCGCGGCGAAATGGTTCTTCCGCAAGTGCATCTCGTAAGCATGACGGCGAATCCTCTGAGAGTGATGGCCGCCGCAGCTGAACTGTATGCGGGTCGCATCATAAAGAGCCCAGACGAGATCGAAGAAGAGACTGCTCGCAAGTGGTTCTCTGACATGACCAGGACGGCTTTGCAGGCACCGCTGGAGTTCATCGACCTTCACTTCCTCATCGAGGGCGTGACCCGTGCCTTTACCCATCAACTCGTTCGGCAGCGTACGGCTGTTTACGTGCAGGAGTCACAGCGCTTTGCCGTGAAGGACAACGCGATGCTAGAGGTGGCGTACCCTCCTTCGATCAGGGACCTCAAGGAAGACCACCCGATGCGCCTGGTATGGGACAAGGCCGTCAAGGAGAACTCGTGGGCTTACAATGCCATGGTGGACGGAGGGGTACCAGCGGAGGATGCCCGTGGCCTGCTACCCACGAACATAACGACGCGCATACACTACAAGACGAATCTCCGCAACCTCGCGGAGCACGCCGGAATGCGACTGTGTTCCCAGGCACAGTACGAATGGAAGATGGTCTGGTATGGATTCCTCGGGGCAATAGAGAATTATGGCCCTGAGTCTGAGAAGTGGCAGCAGAAGCTGATCACCAGTATCTTCCTCCCAATCTGTTACCGCACTGGGAAGTGCGAGTTCATGGCAGAGACCGATCGCTGGTGCGCCATCCGCGATCGCGTTATGGATCACCATCGTAAGGGCGAAGGTCCGAAGGTATGGGTGGACATCGACCCGCAGGAGGCCCTCCGAGAGGGAGCCGCGCGCCTAGCGCCTGATGCTATGTGAGCGACAGCATCGACTGGGAGGTCATCGAGGCTGCAGACAAATGGCTCGATGGCGAAGTGTCCCAGAAGTACAAGGATCAGCCATTGGCCCAAGATTGGGCCAGGGTATCCAAGGTGGCCGAGGAGCTAGGTGAGGCTATCTCCCTCCTGATATCCTCGACAGGACAGAACCCAAGAAAAGAGCAGAACAAACCTTCAAGTGCCGTCGACAGATCCGAAATGCTCATGGAGATCGGCGACATTGTGATGACGGGTCTTCTGTGCATTCAACATTTCACAAAAGACCGGGAGGGAACCCAGAAAGTCATCGATCGGCAGATGGACAAGATGCGTTCTCGAATTCCTGAGGGGTACCGTTGAGTAACAGGTGGGGATTCCTGACAGGCATAGACATAGGAACGGTCGAGGGTGATCCGTATCTTGATCGTCTCCGTCTCATAGAGACGCCGTTCTTCTCGGTATTTCTGCATCACATTCACCGCCCGGATCACGAGGCAGACCCTCACGATCACCCGTGGTTCTTCACATCAATTGTCCTGTGTGGCGCGTACACAGAGATGGTGTGGCCGGACAAATATAACAGAAGAAGGATGGTCGTCAGGAATCGCTGCCGCTTCTCTGTTAACGGCATGCCGCTAGAAGCAGCGCACATAATCACTAAGATCAAGCATCCTCTCTGGACCCTGGTCGTCACCGGCCCCGACCGTGGCGAATGGGGATTCTATCCGGAGGGAAGCGGTGGTGTCGACTGGCGCACGCACCTCGGCCTTCGGTATGTTGAGAGGCACGAAGCAGCCAGAAAGGCCGGACGATCAGGATGAGCAGCAAATACCGACTTATCTGCATGTCGCACAATCCGGCGGTGACGATCGGATCTGACATGGTCATCGAGACCGCCATCAGGGCATGGAGCTCTGGCGACGATAGGATTCTCGACCACGAGAATTGCGATATAATGGTCGGCGCGTTCTCGTATCCCCTTGTCAGGGTAGGATGCTTCGGAACCAGCATGCCAAACAGTGGATGCGGATCTCACCATTCCGAAATAAACTGGGTGGACGTAGAATGGCTACTTCTTCTGTCGTACGTTATGCTGTGCGATGACGAGACAGAAGAACTGCTTAGCAAGTTCAGGTTCAGATGCTGGACGCCCAGGCGAATGGACGCCCTTTCAAGTATGCTCAGGAGGGCATGATGGCCAAAATGAATCAATGGGCGTTCGCGAATGCTCTTGTGAAAGGGGGTGTATTCACCAAAGATCAGATGAACAACATCAGGAGGGTGGTCATAGACTGTCCGTGGGATGGACCGCCGATTATGTACGTCGAGATGTTCACGTCCCAGGAGGCTCTTGATGTCTTCACATCCCTGGAAGGCATCCAGATAATCGGCGTGCCTACGGCCGAGCCCGAGGCCAAGAAAGAGCCAATAGTCTACTACACGTCGGATATGGCCGCCGAAGATCTGCGCCTCAAGGAACAGTGGGTAAGGGATAATCCCGCTGATGAACCAGACCTGAAGTCCTGGGGTCCTAACGATGTCAGCATCAATCAGAGCGGTACCGGCTACGAGGTGAGTGACGATGCCATCGACGAGATTGTTCGCGCCAGCTTCAAAGACACAGAACCAGCACACGATGACCAAGGAACTCCGGCATCTCCTGAATAGGTACGGCCGCCGTGCCGTCGAGGCAAAGCTAGCCGAGCTGATCGCAAACCCTACCGAACGCTACATGGCCTTGTGGCCTGAGGATAACAGGAATGGAAGAACATAGCTTTTCGCAGGCCAAACCGCCAACTGGCGGTCGCATCAATCACTTTGTTCTCGAGGCTAGGGTGTACATCGAGCTGGATGGCCCGGGAACATTTGCTGATGCAGTAAGAAGAGCTGAGGAGAAGCTGAGCGCTGTGATGCAGCCTGATGTGTATAGCGCCGGAGCAGGCGGACCGAAGGTGTCAGTCATCCGTATCGAAGAGATAAGGACGCGGAAAGCATGAGGCAGGAAGTTTACATTTCGCTAGACATCGAGACCAACGGCCCGTCTCCTGGCCTCAACAGCATGCTGTCTGTCGGTGCCGTAGCATTCAATGCCGACGATCTTGTGGTGAGCAGGGGAATGTCGTTCTCTCGCAACATCATTCCGATCGATGGTTCCTTCGAGGACACCGACACCATGGACTGGTGGGGCACTCAGCCGGAGGCTTGGCGTATCGTCAATGAGAACCAGATCGAGGCCAGCAGGGCAATGGAGCAGTTTGCTGTATGGCTTATCGACCTCGCGGCGTACGGTAAGCTAGTAGCGGTAGCGTGGCCCGCTGGCTTCGACTTCACCTTCATTAACTGGTACATGCATAACTACTACGGCAAGAACCCACTCGGGTTCGCATGCATGGACATCCGCAGCTACGCGAACGGGCTGCTCGCCGTGTCCGGGTACTACGAGAGGCCGGAGGAGGGAGATCTGTACAAGCTGTTCAACGTCAAGCTGGACGATATCGTTCCGCACGTAGCCGTCGACGATGCTCTCCGCCAGGGACGCCTGCTTCACGCACTTCTGCATTATGCGGACAGACTAAAGAGCGACCCGCGCAATGCCATTGCATGGTTGCAGACCATGAAGCGTGCCAACGAGATCGGCGGATAGCATTGCCCGACAAAGAATATGTCTGCCCACAGTGCGGCCCAGATCCGGCCGGGGCAGACGAACATGCAGAACGGCACCACACGCGGCAGCCGAGTGACATGAGACTGGGCCTGGTGTCAGACTTCAGTTTCAATGTAAGCGGTTCCCTGTACCCCGGCGCTATGACGCGCCTGCTCGCGATGGGAGATGTAGTGTATCACTTTCCGCACCCAGGTGGCCTAGAAGATCACGTCGCGATCGCTATGGCCAAGACGATGGAATTCGGCGACACAAACCGTGCGCCAGAAGGAAGGTATGTCCAGCTGGGTGCCGGCAAGAAGTTCATCCGTGACTGGGTGAACCTAGACTTTCCGGAATGGGATGCCGAGACGATGCCGCTGCCATTCGAAGACGGCAGCATCGATGGCATCGCCAGTTACCACACGCTAGACCACATCAAGAACGTTATCCCGCTCCTCGCGGAGATACAGCGTGTCCTGGCCATCGACGCCTGGTTTGTCAATATAGTGCCGCACTATGATTCTGAGCTGTGGCACTCGGACCTGACGCATGTCAGCCAGTTCGGCACCGAGACATGGCGCAGTATCTTTAGTACACGCCACTACGACCACAAAGCCGTCGAGGGCCATACCCAGTGGTCTCTCGAGATAGAGTTCAACATGATCATGGCATTCACCGAGCGCAACTCCGTACTCGTAACTAAGCTTGTGAAGGGAACCAAGGTCCATGTCTGAGCAAGACCAACGTCAGATGGGGCACCAAGGGTACGGTACCGGGGCTTACAGCACGGTACGGCATGCAGCAGATGTCCTTGGTGGCCAGCGGTATGGTGAGGACAATCTAACACAACCAGGGGAGAAGCAGTCCAAAAGGATGGTATCTACTCAGGTGACAGGTGCAGAGATCAGGGTAGCCATGGAAGCCTCCGTGAAATTCATGGACGATTGCGGACTCGTACCGACCCCGGACGCCATAGACCAGCTAACCTACGTCTTCCTCCCTTGCCTGGCGATCATGTGCCAGCGCGGGTACGACCCGAACGGAGGTACCTGGAAAAAGTCCGGACGACTCGGCGCACTGTCGGACGTCAGGAAGAAGTTCGAGCGTTTGTGGGAGCGCGCCTGGATCAAGGGGAAGAAGCACGACGACTCCGCTATCGACCTGATCAACTTCATCGGGTTCTATCTGCGCTCCGAGAAAGAGGGATTTGGCGACTGGGAGACGCCGAATCTAGACAATCTCACGTCCGAAGAGTAAGAATGGGTTACGTATACGCGATCCTCGCGGTAGCGACTGTCGTAGGGGTAGCGGTAGCCGCGATTACGGTCGCTACCCGTAGGCTCAGCCGGTCAAGGTGGACACTAGTGACCGCTCCAGACCCCAACTACGGAATGGTTAAGTGCCCAGAGAAAAGATGCGTAGACGGCATCGTTACTATCCACAGCCATATTGGCATGGTTAGCGTACATCGCGTTGAATGCTATACCTGTCGGGGCACCGGTCACGTAATGGCCAGAAAGAAGTATGACGTACAGGAGAAGCATTGAGCAAGTCCCCGATGTTTTGCAATATGCACCATCACACAACGTTTTCATTCGGGGATGGATTCGCCACCCCGACCAAGCATGTACAGCGTGCAGCTGAACTCGGGTACAAGATAATTGCGGCTACGGAGCATGGCAATGTAAGCTCACATTTCCAACTTGAGAAGGCAGCGATCAAAGCTGGCATCAAGCCGATCTTTGGATTGGAGGCATATTGTGGGTCTGTGGAGCCGGATACTAGGACGCAGTTCAAACACCACCTCACCATCCTCGCCATGGACACCGGAGGGTACCGAAATCTCAATCGAATCGTCACTCAGTCATGGCGAGACTATTACTATCACCCAACGGTCAGCGGATCCTCGCTACGTGATAACAGTGACGGTCTCATTGTCCTATCTGGATGCTCTGGGAGCAGGCTGGCTTGTGCAATGCTTGGAGGAAAAGGCACGCCAGAGCATAACGACACTCCTGACTTTGAGGCGGCGTCGGCCGTCATCGAGCCGTTCAGTAACATCTTTGGGGAGAAATATTATCTAGAGATACAGCCATTCTATGAGCTAGAGCGAAGCTGTATGATGAACAAGTCATATGTGCAGCTAAGCCGTGAGTTCGACATACCTCTAGTTGTAACGCATGATGTTCACTACCCAAGGATGGAGGACGCCGAGATGCAGGCCATTCTCCACACGGCTCGACGGGGAGGGGACAGCGTTGATGACGCTATGCGTAAGTGGAACTACGACGTACCACTGACGCTGCCAGCGACAGACCGAGAGCTCGCAGCTCGTCTGATGAAGACAGGACTCGGCCGCACCGACGCATGGCAGGCAATAGAGAACACCGCGTACATAGCCAGTCTGTGTAACGTTACGCTGCCGAAGGCAGAACGCCTCAAGTACCCCATAGAAGAAAAGGACCTAAAACCATGGACATGACGGCCATACCCGAGCCCAAGCGTGGCGGTACATTTCTGTACTGTCCCCTGAACGATTCGTGCGGAATGGTGCACTCTCGTTATTCCGGAAGTCGCTTTCGTACCCTGAAGAACTACTACAAGCACTGGATAAGGTTCCATGGCTGAGCTTCTTCGGCCACAATCAGGGCCATGTCATTGCGAAGGATGCTGTTTTCTCAATGTTCCTTGTCCAGAGCAAGCTGACCAGGAAGATCTTCTGTGCGAGACTTGCAGAATAGCCGGAACGGTAGAGACAGGAGAACACTGTCACTCAATCATGGCCATCGATGAAATACGTGTTCGGGTGGTAAATTTCGACGATTTCATGGAAAGAATCAGAGGCCTGGCCACAGAAGGAGATGATGAAATTGCCTTTGATGAAGACATCTTCAGCAAAGACATTGTCGCCAAAACCAGGGACCGTTACCTCGGACAGGGAGATCAGGGCGGGGATAGCGGAGGAGATGCTGGAGGTACTTAAGCCGCAGCTAGACTCTGCATGGGAGGTAGTCCGAAACTGGCCGCTTGGGAAACCGACAATGGATATGACTGCGCTCGTTGTTCTCAAGGTGATCGCAGTAACATCACGCCAGCTATCCGACATCGGTGTGTACGGTAAGCTAGAGCGTAGGGCTACCGGCGTTCGAGACGACCTGATGGAGAGGGCATATGCCAACGGACCTGACGACTGCGGTTTCTTCTGAAGACCTTCTTTGGCAGTGGTGCCGATTTGGATGGAAGTATCGCAAGATAAGCCAGCGTCCGCAAGAGCAACAGGACTGGTACGTATCGCGCCGCAAATATGAGCTCGGCCTGATAATCGGGAAGGGATTTGCAGACTTCTTCCTGGCCACTAGCGATATGGTACGCTGGGCGAAGGACTCAGGCATCCCGGTCGGTCCTGGGCGCGGTAGCGTAGCCGCTAGCGTGGTCGCCTGGCTGCTCCGAATCACGGAGGTGGACCCTGTACGATACCCGAATCTTCTTTTTGAGCGTTTTCTGGACATCACAAGATCTGACCTGCCGGACATCGATCTCGACATATCTGATGAACGTAGGCACGAAGTCCGCGATTACATGGCGAATCGGTACGGATCTGACTGTGTCGGCATGGTGGCCAACTTCGTCAGATACCGAGGTAAGAACAGTCTTGCCGACGTAGCACGGGTGTACGATGTCCCCAGCTACGCGAAGGAGGTCGTGAGCAACCTGATTATTGAGCGATCAGGTGGAGACTCACGTTTTGACTCCGGGCTCGAGGACACCGTCAATATGTTCCCAGCGGCCAGAGAGATATTCGACGCATACCCCAAGCTCTGGAAGGCAACGCACCTCGAGGGCAATGTCCGCGGAATGAGTGTTCACGCGGCCGGGCTGATAGTGACCCCTACGCCACTCACAGATATCTGCGCTGTATACGAGCGTGAGTCCGCCGGGGAGATACGCCAGGTACTTAGCATCGACAAGTACGACGTAGAGTATGCGAACATGATTAAGATGGACCTGCTGGGCCTAAGCACGATGGGCGTTATAGCCAACTGTCTCGAGATGACCGGGCTAACTCTGGAGGATCTTTATGCAATCCCTGACGATGACCATAAGGCACTGGAAATATTTCGCAATGGGGACGTCACGGGGATATTTCAGTTCGAGGGTCGGGCGACAAGGCTCGTCAATAGGGATGTACATCCTGATAATTTCTCCGAGGTCACCGATATCAACGCGCTCTCGCGTCCGGGTCCTCTTTTCTCCGGAACGACTGCGGAGTATTGCGATGTCAAGCATGGCCGTCGAGAGCCAGAACGATACCACCCTATCGTCACACAAATCACTAGTCACACTAAGGGTCAAATCATATACCAGGAGCAAATCCTCCAGATCGTCAGAGACGTCGGGGGATTCGACTGGACGCACGCCGTCGAGATCAGGCGTATCATCAGCAAGAAAATGGGCGAGGCCGCGTTCGGCGTCTCGATGGGGGCATTCGTAGAGGGTGCTGCAAGACTACACGGAATTGACGAAAGCACAGCGGACAGGATATGGAAAAGACTTGTCACTTCGGGGACCTATGCATTCGTATACGCGCATTCGGTAAGCTACAGCATTCTGGGGCTATGGTGTGCCTGGCTCAAGGCTCACCACCCTCTAGAATTCTATGCGGCCCACCTGGCAAAGACGGACGACGCGGAGCAGCGATTCAAGCTGATGAGGGACGCACTAAGTCACGGAATCAACATCGTGCCTCCGATCCTGAATGCGAGCGGGCCGAGCTGGCGACCGGTCCCTAGTCTGGGCCTTGTAGCGGGCTGGCGTGAGATACCGGGTATAGGAGAGAAGACTGCACACAACATAGCCGAGTTCCGCGAGCGGAATGGTAAGTTTCGTAGCTGGCAGCAGTTGCAGGAGATAAGGGGCATTGGCCCTAAGACCGTAGAAAAGATGTATGACTTTGCTACGTCCTCGGATCCATTCGGCCTGAAGATAACCGAACAGCGTCTTGATCGGGTACGCAAGTTCGTTGAAGAGAATCAATCGATGCGTAGGGAGTGGAATGTGACTGGCCTTGGCGACAAACATTTCGTCCCCACCCCCACGCATAACGGTGCGGAGGTAGCGGCAATCCATATCAAGGAGGAGTATGGGGCCAATGCCAAGAAGAACTACGGCAAGGGACCGCGCGTTGTCTACATGGGGATTGTACGGGAGCGCAACATGCAGGACGCCGTAGAGAACCGTCGTTCCCGTACCGGTGAAGAGGCTGAAGATATCCTCGCCAGTCTATACCGGCCCGACCTCCTCAGCTATTGTTCGCTACGCTGTATCGATACGACCGAGGAGGAGGTGTATATCCGAGTCAATCGTTTTGTGTTCCCTCGTGTCAAGAAGAAGATCCAGTCAATAACCGTTGGCCGTGATGTAGTGATCTGTGTTGGCCAGCGTATCGCTGGATTCGGAACTCCTGTGATGGCAGACGAGATTTACATAATAGATCCGGACGACTGATGTTCGACATAGATAGATTCAGGGCAGCAATGGCACCATTCCAATATGAGGCGCGAAAGATGCGTGAATTCAAGGAGTGGTGGGCGCATTATGATCCTGTGTCGTACCTATGGCTTCGCCGCGCCGAGAGACGCGGTGCTATAGTGCCTTGGTCGCCAAGGTTATGGAGGTGCGCATAGGGTTCGCCGTTACGGCTGACGGTATAGCCCACGAACTGAAAGTCAGCGAAGCTGTAGGCAAAGCCTACGACATCATGGTCGCAGATAACGTTCCGGCCGATACCGCTGCGCAGATGGCGGTAGACTGCGAGTGCGGCGGCATGGATCCAATCGCATTCGCTGAGGAATTCGTTCGCGGCAGAAAGGCGATAAGGAGGGTGTAATGTCTTATTGCGACAACAAAGCAATTATCGTAGAAGTTGAGTCCGATGTGGATGACTCGTACACAGGAATGGAGGTGTATCTGAACGGAGAGAAGATAGGCTTCCGTCAGTGGGACGGAAGCAGTAGAGAAGATGTGCAAAGAGAAGTGTCGAAAGCTCTAGCTGACATAATACGCGAGCGCCTAGGATGGCCAGAGGAGAAGCCGTATTGATAGATCACTGGACGTATCAGGGTGTTCCTGTGTTCAAGAACGGATTCCCGTTCAGGGGTGACCGATACGATACCAAGTCAATATGGTACCACATAGCCCGTATCCGCGAGGCCGCCGGTGACTTGGAAGGGGCAGCTCGAGCTAGACAGAGTGCCCGTATATTCCCAAATGCCAAACTGAGAAGGAGGCATCCGTAAAGATGCCGGTCCAGGTACACATAACAGACAGCATGATGGTGGACGGAATCGCCGTCTATGTCTCGCAGAAATTCGAGAATCACAACAGGCAGCTTCTCAGGATAGAGGGTGACATGAGAAGCTGGAAGGAGATCACGGACCCCGGTATCATAGAAGGGCCAACGTTTTATCTTGTGGGCGAGGAGGGGCAGGCTCTAACCTCTGCTCTTGTCCGTTTCTACGAGGGTGCCCCCGACATGCACCTGGTGAGATCGGATATGCTCCACGAGCGAGGGCGTGTCGACAAGATGATCGAGTTTATAATGCAGGCTGAGAGGAACAAGTGGGTACGTCCAGGCTAAACCCGCGTAACACGCGGAAGATCGCCCGTATCACCGGGCTAGACGTGATCAGAGCATGGAGCGGCGGAGGATACAACCTTGGTTTTGTTACGTCAGATCACGTACACGGTGTGTTCCACAAATACGACAACACATGGGAGCTTTATGAGCCAATGGGGAGGTACAACTACCATTACACGTCATGCCATGACCTATTCCCCGGCGAAGAATTCGATCAGGAGACGCTTACATGGACGAAAAAGAGGCAGATCGACTCGTCGCAAGGGTCAGGGACGCCGCAGAACTCTATCACGAATCAGCAACAAACCAGTGGTACGTTGACGAGCGATGCATAGACTGCGACGCCGACGAGTTCTGGGCTCTCATGAAGAAGACGCTGATGTCCAGTGGATGACGATTACTGGTTCCAACAGCGCTATGAAGCGGCAATGTACGCTAAACACACAAAGGAGCATGTTGAAGCAGGCATACGTAGTGAAGAGTGCAACTTCTGCGCACCAGGAGACGGGTGGAGAGACGCCTCGTAAAATTCGTATAGTTGTTGATGCCAATGCCATGGACGACGATGATTTTATTCACCATATGAATAGACGTCACCGCGACAGTTTTGGCGGAGGGTTTGTCAAGTACGAGACTCCGGATCATATGGCGGCCCTAAGGCATTTCCACGATCAGCTACACGAGCTGCGACTCAATGGCACACACGAACATGAGACACCCTGGGACAATATATGACGTTCAGACGTAAGCATGAGCATGATTACGAGGCGATCGGCGTCGATAGCCGCAAGGTGTTCGTGATGGCATCGGCCAGCACAGACTTTACTGTGATCTTGTGGCGCTGCCGATGCAAAGATGTCACGTCTTCGGAGATTCAGGGCAGGTGGACGCTAGCGCAGGTTCGCGGAGAAGATCCGAATGACATGATTGTAGCAAATTCCCTGATCGCCGATGGTAAGTGACGGTCACCTAGCGGTAACGCGAAGCCGGGAGCTCCGAAATACCGATCGGTAACTATCGCCCTACCCGTTTTACCCGTTCCGTCCGCGCTCTCCGTACGTGCGAGCTCCACAGGGTTTTCCAGGGCTCCCCGGAGCGCGACCGGCGGCCGGTACCCGGCCGTATCGTAACGATTAGGTAACGGTATAACGAAACGATATACTGCACTATCGACGATAGGCGTAGCGTCACTCCCGATAAGACACGCTGCAGTGGCATCAGCCCCGGTAACGAGTCAGCGCGTTCCTTCTTAGAATGGACACAGAATGGGCAGGAGAATCAGGAACTTTGCCGGGATTGCTTCGGTCGCTGTTGCATCTGTAGCGACCATGGCAATGCTGGCAGTAGGATCTATTAGCGCCATGTCGATGAGCGGCCCTGCATCGGCTAGCGAGACCCAGGTTCAGATCGTCGCACCAGCGATCACGCAGCATGCATCGCAATCTTCAACGGCAGTCACGAACACCGCGGATCAGGTATCCGCCATGTCGATGGCGCGCCTGAAACTCTCGGCCGTGTCCAGGCCAATAACCGTACACCTGCCGATCATATACCGAGTGAAGTCAGGGCAGAGCCTCGCGAAGATCGCGGGCATCGAGTACAATAACAGCAAGGCATGGCCGGTCATCTACTGGGCCAATAAGAACACGATCAAGTATGCCGACATAATCTACGTCGGGCAGGAGCTGAAGATACCTGCGATGCCGCGTGTAATCCCCGCGCCGCCAGAGAATCTCGCTCCCCCGGCTCCCAAGGTTATCGTTATGGCAGCCAGCGTTACGCCGCACACAGCGTCGCAGCCTACCCAGGCTCCGCATTCGTCCGGCGGATACAGCGTAAGCTCCTCATTCCAGGCATGCGTGATACGGGCCGAATCTGGCGGCGACCCTGACATATGGAACGCCTCTGGCCACTGGGGGCTATACCAGTTCAGCGCGGAAACCTGGGCTGCTCACGGCGGCGATCCGGCACTGTTCGGCAATGCGGACTCTGCATACCAGACCGAGATCTTCTGGAATACGGTAAGGGATGACGGCACTTCCGACTGGGCACCGTACGACGGCTGCTAGTCCACAAGACTGAAGGCCGGTCACCTACCCTTCCGGGTGACCGGCCTTCTCTATGCCCCGGTGTCAGTTGCTTGTCTTGCCAGCGATCTTGTACGGGGCAGTCCACTCAGCTACGGCCGGGTTGGTACGCTTGGACTCGCACAGTTCACCGGACGAGTCGGTCCCAACTACATACAGATTGCCGGAGCCGTCTGTGTACGCAGCGCAGATCTTGAGGGGAATTGCAGTGAACACCATGGCCGTCGGGCTAGGCGTAGGAGTGGGCGTTGGCACAGGAGCCACCTTCTTCGAGACGTTTATGAGCCAGGGTGTAGAGAAAACGTCGATATCGTACGAGCCAGCGTCCTCGTACTGCCAGCCGACAATCGGAAACGGCCCGGTGCCCACGGAGACCCTGGCTTCAGCCTGCGCCAGCGTAATGCCCCAGCCAGCAACGATAAGGCCCACGCCCGATGTGACGCCTCCCGCGACTAGCGCGTTGGCTACGGCCGTGAGGTTGTCCTCGCTGGCGTAAATGGCAGGACTACGCTGACCATGGCGCGTGCCATTCTTGAAGTTCGCCTTTGCAGCCTTAGCCCAGGGGGCAAGGTCGGCTAGGGTAGCCGCACTTTTCTCATAGTCGAGAAAGTCTGCCGTCTCGTCTAGAGCCGTGTTGTCCGGGCTCTGATCGATGCGCAGACAGCCGGGGTTCGCTGCAAACTGAGCGGGTGTGGCCGCGACCCCATTGCTGCCGGTTGTGTAGAGGGCGCGTATACGCCCGTCCTTGGGGACATTGTCCAGATTGACGCTAGTGGCGTCGTACCCGATCTGGGTTGCTACAGGCACTACATCTCCTATCTAATACTTTCGTTTCCTTGTCGGCACCCGGAGTAGCATCAGGACTTATCCTGATTGCTCCTGTCTTCCTGTGCTCTGATATCTGTCCCCTAATGATAAGGAACAGTCTGTGCAGCTCGGCCACGCCAGCTATGGTAAGACCGATTATAACAAGCCAATCGAACCACAGAGACTGGGCGTCGATGCCGAATGTGTAGTGCAGGCCAGAAGACACCAGAGTTGCCGCTATCACCATAGGAATGGACATGATGTTCCATCCCCATGACGTTTTCCACCATGGCCATATGGCAGACACGGCCGGGATCATCGTGATCGATATCCAGAACACGATTGGCACAAGCCAACTGCTCGTGTCCAGAAGAAACTGGAGCTGTGTCATCTCTCTCCTCGCGCCCTCTTCTGGATCGCCTGTCTGATCATCGGCTCTATGTGATTCTCTCTGTGGAGGGCCAGTAGCTCACTGAGTTCCCTCTGGGCCTGCTCTAGCCTGCTTTTTGCTTCCTCTAGTTGCTCGTCGTCGTTCTTGACCGTTCCTTTCACCCTTGCTCTTCTCTTCCAGAATCTCACTGGATCTCCTTATGGAGCGCTGTCATGACGTCTTTCATGACCGTTACCGCGAGGGCACCGGTGTCAGCTCGAGCCCGCTCCAGGTCTACAAGATGCTCTAGCTTCTCTATTCTCTTGTCACGCTCATCAATTGCAGATTGAGGATGTATCCATCCCATTGCGAAACAGAATGCGACTATTCCTGCGAACCCTCCGCCTGACACAAAGTACGGAATAAGGGATGCCACTTACCACCCTCCTTCAAACATCCACAATATCACCATATGGGAGGGCTTCCCTCTCCATACGGAGCCTCTGGCACCGCGTTGATGCTCATGGTCCACTTGAACGCATTGATGGTCTCTGTGTACCCGAACATAAGTTGAGCTATTGGGCTGGCCGACAAAAATGTAGGTGTGTTTATCACCTGGAGGAAGTCTCCTATCTCCATGCCGCCAGCCTGGCCAAGTAGTCCGGCCGCAGCAGCACGAGATAGGTCTATATTGATCTGGGGATACCGGTAATCGTCGACGGTGCCAACGGTTCCGATCCATGTTGCCATCGGCAGGAGCTGCGCATCGGCGTAACAGTACACGGTGTTCGCGTAGGTATAGTCGCCAACGCCATTCGGAGGATCCTGCAGAGACAACGGGCCAGATGTATCCTGCCATACAGCACTAGCTCCGCCATTACGGGTGATAGTCACATCGTTACGGAGATACTGGTCGTCAGACACAGGAGTGAGTGCATTGGCTAGTTGACTTAGGGAATAGTCCATCTGTAGCCCGACGTTCTGGCCGAGCATAGAAACTCGCGTGCGGTATCCTATGCCAAGCTGATCTGTTGTCTCAAACAACAGCCCAAGATCAACACTCTCGCAGTACTGCAGCAGGTTGGCGAATGTATCGTCGATCTGCGGGCCCATCTGCGGGGTATCATCAGACAAAGTCGCCTGCGTATAATGTGCTTGAACCTGAGCTGGGGTCAGTGCATATGAGTACACAGCACACTCAGCGATAAGGCCATTGACATAGTCGTTGCCAGTGGTGTCGTTGAATCCTATCGACGTACCGTTGGCCCCAGCCGCTACGATCCCCGCGAGGGAGCCCGCAGTTGCTATCTGTCCGTTTATGTACAGGCTGGTTATGCCGGTGGCCGAATCCCAGGTAGACACGAGGTGCGTCCATCCGGTCGCCGGTACGGCTACCGCGTTTGTTATGAATGAATGCCCGGTGCCGTTGCCGAACACCGCGCAAGGCACATTGCCGCCATTGAGGAACAGCTCGAATCCGAGATTGTCTACATCGGAGTGGCTATTGCATATGACGCGCGGATTCCCGGTCTGTGATAGATTGTTCAGATTTACCCAGGCCTCTACGCTCATCGCCGTGAGGCCGGAAGGATTGTACGATGTCGTTATCGTCGATGTGCTGCCATTGAACGCGGCGCTCGTGTCTCCGGCCACTGCCTCGTTTGTATTGCCGAATGTTACATTAGCGGCAGTACCCGTTGACCCACCGCCGCTAGAGTCAATCGCTGTCGAGCCGCTTCCGTCAGCTAGCTTCCACCATGCAGCAGGAGCATCCGGAGATACCGTGACATCGTATCCGGCGTTCCCAACGATCTCGCATCCAATCTCCTCTTCGGCGCAGAGTCGGATAAGCCGCGCTGCTACGGTCTCACCGTTATATCCGTCCACGACGGTGAATATGTTTTCGAGGGAGTCTGCGTACTGCTGGACGGTTATCTGTCCTATGGCCGTGTTGTCGGCTAGGGTCGCCGATGCCGGGTTGATGTAAATATCGGAGACATTGCCAACGATCACGCCATCAACCGTACCGGTAGCCGTAGCCACGATGGATCCGGTAAGGGCATTCATTCCGGTGAGCACCCAGTCGGCATTGTTCCCGTCGGCCGTCAGCGATATAGACATGTACAGTGGAACGCCATCTGCATTGAATGCTATGCTGCCAGAGGTAAACTGCTGTACCGCAGCATCGTTATAGCCTATCAGCTCCAGGTGACCACCGGTTAGGTATATCAGCTCCATGGTCGATATTGTGCCATAGCCGACGATGGACATAAGCTCAACATCATTCGTCTCGCCATCAGGGTCGATGTCAAGCGCGAACCTGATGATGTTTGCAGCGACAGGAGATATAGCCCCGCCATCCCAGGAGAGCTGGACCTGTCCTGGTGCGCCATTCTGTGATGACTGGACGCCATTGCCTATGTCAGGAAGACCGCCAGCTCCGCCGCCGCCCGCGACTGCCGGTAGGCCAGCGCCCACGGTGCCTCCGACACCACCGCCCATCGATCCAGCGACACCAGTTCCGGATCCAGCGTTGCCGCCTGCACCAGTGTTCTGCCCGGCACCTCCGGCTCCTGATGGGCCAGCCCCTCCGCCACCACCGCCGCCCGAGGGAGAGTTAGGTATCGTGTAAGTCCAGGCTATCCAGCCAGCGCCTCCGCCAGCACCGAACTTTCCGCTCGGTGTTGTGCCAAGGACACCGAGGGCACCAGCTCCGCCGCCACCACCCCCGCCAATACCAGCGCCATTTCCGTTATATCCTGCCCCGCCTGTCTGTGGATTAGACTGGCCTGTGCCGGTACCCGTTCCAGATCTAATCTGGCCCCATCCACCATTGCCACCATTGCCATTGCCGTCGCCCATAGAACGGCCACTGGCGTCAGTACCGGCTCCGCCGTTAGAGTTGGGTCCAGCTCCGGATCCTCCGCCTCCGCCACCACCGCCATAGGTTGTGGTGGATTCAGCGCCATCTCCGCCACGACCGCCGGTATGCCCAGTGCCCGCGTTTGGCGTGCCACCGCCACCGCCACCTCCAGCAGCACCACCACCAATACCGCCGGTGGCCAGGACGCTACTGGTGTCTCCGTTAACGAAGGAGTTACCGCCATAGTTGCCCTTGAACCCAATTTCTCCACCGCCACCACCATTACCGGCGTTGAATGTATATGTGCTACCGCCAGTGACATCAATATTGCCGGCAGAATATGCCCCCGCTCCTCCACCACCAGCCCCAACATCAGGGCCAGTTCCGCCCCCGCCTCCGCCGCCACCACCGGACTTAACGGCAACAGTAGTTACGCCATCTGCCATAGTGACTTGCTTTTGGACTGCCGTAGTTGGCTGGCCTGTGCCAGTTCCTGTTGGGCCGGACCCTCCCTGCAAAGACCCGCTGACTGAAGAGTTGGACGATAGCTGCCCATTGCCACCGCTACCGCCGCCAAAAGCGTTGCCGGGGCCTCCGGTATTGGCGGACCCTCCTGCCCCTCCGGTGCCACCGTTAGCGCCGCTGTTACCGCCCTTGCCGCCTGATCCGGTTACTGTAGAAGAGTCTCCTGTGAATGTAGCGTCCCCGCCCGCCGATCCATTGCCGCCATTGAATCCGGCAGATCCACCCGGTGGAACTATGTACGTGTATGTCTTCCCAGGAGTTACGGCGACGCCGCCATTGAATGCACAGCCGCCACCTCCTCCGCCTCCGCCACCACGAGTGGTGCTCAGGTCTCCGCCACCGCCGCCTCCACCTGAAGGAATGGCCTGCACAGTAGTAACACCGTTAGGGGCGGTCCAGGTGTATGTCCCAGGGGTGAATTCGAATAGGGATCCAGAACCAGACGGAGACGTTGCTGCACCAGTAAGGCCATGCCACATCGAACTAAGTGGCTGTGGTATAGGATCTGACCCAAGGAACGCTACGTTTGATGCAAATTCTGGGCTACCATTGACGAACATAGCGTTTCCGCTATTAAGACCATTGGCTATCTCTGTGGCCGCCGTCAGGTCCTCGCATGGCCAGTACGCGAGTGGCGCATAATCTCCGGTCAATCCTGTGTAGTATCGACGCATAGGAGACCCGAGCGCCGCGCCGCGCACATAGCGCCTAAGCGGTCCTGATACCGTTATCTGGACGTATACGTCCGTGCCAGTATTGTCCCAGGCAGGAGGCCACTCACTCACCTCTCCGCAGAATCGGTAGCCGGTATACGAGCTGGCGTTCATGAGGCCAGCAGCACCGACTATTGAGGTGCGGAGCTGAGTGTTCCTGTTGATGTAGGGATAGAATGGGCTGTTCGTGTTGTTGGGAGAGAATGTTCCATTCCTATTGTTCAGCGTCATGGTCTGCTGCTGTGGGTTACCGGTAACCGTCTGGGTTTCGTCCGGACGCCCGCGCGTGATAGAGA